CTGTTTTTAAGAAGTCTTAATTAAGAGCTAAAATGAACTTTGGAATGGTAGTTGCTACGTGTGCGATATAGTTAAAAGGATATTACAGGCTAAAAGAGTATACCTTAAATGAAGTAATGACTACCTGATATGAGGTGCTAATATAACGTAGTGATAACAATAGTTTACAACGTATTATATAAAGTGATAGATAGTTATATGTCTGATATGAGGTATAAGTAAGTAACCAAGTAGGTAATTAAATAAGTAACTAAGTAAGTAAGTAGTTGAAATGACAAAGTAAATAATAAATAAAAATAAATATAAAACTTGGCAAGCAACCTGCAATGTATAAAGTATCTTACGACGAAAGGAATGACAATGAAACTTACAATCAACGAAACAACTATCAGATTAAATAACGACAAGGTTTTTACAATAAGACTTTCGGGTGATATTAAAGACCGTGTTTATATCCGTAATTGTTCAAACGATACCGGTTTTTATGCTAAAAATGAAAGTATTGGAATGAAGTTAATTAGAATGCACGAAACAAAGTAATTGAAAGGGGTTTTAAATGCAAATTGCAATTGACTTGTTTCTGGTATCAATCCTAATTTGTACGGTTTATTACACTAATCATTGAAAGGGGTAAATTATGAAAGCAGAACACGTGATTAAAACATTACCGGACGGTACTCAATTTCAAGCTGTTTTACGCTGGGATGGTTACTTGACAATTGACCGTAAAACAGCAAAACTTTTATCAATTACCGGCAAAGTTCCAAAAGTAGGGTATGAAGTTAAAACTAAATTTGTGTGGCCGTCTATAGGCATGTTAGACAGTCGTATAGCGTGGTTAGGATGGACAACATATAGCGGTAAAACTGAATTGTATTTAAGCTAATTAAATAACTAAAAGGGAAAATATTATGAAAAGTTCAAAATGGGATTATTCAAACGCTGAAGAGACTGGAAAATATGTTGGCTTAATTGAGTTTCAAGACAACGCTGGCGAGTTTCACGACTTCTACATTTATGCTACTGATAAGCGCCTTGTTTTCGGCGGTGCAACTAATACAGGCTTTTTAGAATCCGGTTACATGCTTATTGACGATTGTTTCTCTATTGACGAAAATTTACAAGAGATTATAGCCGACCTGGAATGCTTTTATAATGACGGTAGACAATATACTAGTATGATTGTTTGTAACGATAGAATGTAATTTAACTATTAACTGTTATCATTAAACTTTAAAAGGGGTGAGGTTATGCAAAAAATAACTAAAGAAAAGTTTTACGATATAGCTACAAGTGAAGGTTTATATCTGATATGTGCAAAAGGTATAACTCTTGACGAAACAAAAACATTGCTTGACACAAATATCAATATTGACACGTCAAGCTTAACTAAAACAATTTGCACTCGTAAAGGTAATAAGATTTTTCGTGGTACTAGCTCATTAACTCTTGACGGTAATGATACAGTTTATCAGTACGGTAAATTTATCATTGTTCATACCTTTACGGCAAAAGACAATCGTTGTTCATTCGATTCTTACAATACTATAATTTACGTTTAAAGGCGGTTTAAAATGATATTCAAATACGAACTAATAAACGAGCAAGGCGAAACAATATCCAGACACAAAAGCTATGAAAAGGCTTTACAGGCACAAAAATACTGTAAATCATGTTGCCCACAAATTAAACCTATAAAGGAGAATTGAGACAATGAGACCTTCAGAACTTAAATATAACGTTGAATTAGGTAGTGGTTTGCATTTCTTTGATTGTAGCAGTATGAAATTTTTTTGGTGATACAATGGCAAATTACGGTGTGCGTTCTACTGTTATACTCTCAAATTATGACAATGAGGGTAACTATCACAGTGACGGTGTAAAGCGAGATGTCTGGGAACTTTACCGCAAGCGTGCTGTAAAGCATGGATTGAAAGATTCAGCATATTTTGACAAAGTTACTTATTCAAGAGTATTCGAGAAATGCTAGTAACTGGCGGAATACTCTGTTTATTGTGGGCAGTATATGAGATAGTAAACGGACGTTAACTGTTACCCATTATCAAACAATTAAAAAGGGGAAATACCATGAAAACGACTGTTAGTAGTTATAATTTTGAAAAAGCGTTTATTGATTGCAATCGCGAAAACAATTTTAGTTACGCCGGTAAAAAAGCGTTGTTTGATTACTTGGAAGAATATGAAGAAGTAACGGGAGAAGAAATAGAACTTGACGTTATAGCATTGTGCTGTGAATACACTGAATATGAAAACGTAGAAGAGTTTATAAAAGCTTACAATGATAGTTACATTGTATGGGAAACAGAACCAGAGGAAGGCGACGACGAAACAGAACCGATTGAGGGTGTTATTGACTATGAAGCGACAATTGACAAAATACGCGAATATACACAAGTTATAGATATTGACGGTTCAAGCTTTATAATTCAAGATTTTTGATTGTTACTATGTAAAGCTTTAAAGCTTAACTGTTAACTGTTGACTGTTTAAGCTTTAAAGCTTGTAAGATGTAGCAATCCAATTACAAAGGAGTGACAAATCATGGTAGAACTATGCAAAAAGGGAAATACACGTATAACCTATAACAATGATAGTTGTAGAACTGAAATTGAACTTCACAATACTAAAATTGTATCGTTTGATAGTGAAACAATAAAGCTTGACACCGGCGGCTATAAGACAAATACAACTAAAAATAGAATGAACTTAGCAAGTCAAGAGTATAACCTTGACTATACGGTATTTCAGAAAAAGGGAATCTGGTACGTTATCTATAAAGGTGAGACAATCGAATTTATCGGAAATACCGTCACATTAACAAGATTTTTGACCTCCTGAGAGGCCCCAGGAAGGTCAAACGGCAAGCGGTCAAGGGTAACGTATAGGGTAAAATCTTGACCGCTTAGAGACGATATTCAGAAAATCATATATTCAGGAAAGGATATGTTATGAATTGTAAAGATTGCAAATTTTGGAATAAACATAATACAGAATGCAATAAAATAGACTGGCTGGAAACTAGCAAGCCTTTGACCGGTAATGATTTTGCGCTTGATGCTGATTTTCTTGACGATCAAGGCTTACAATTACACCTTAAAACAGGGCCGCTTTTTGGATGTATTCAATTTGTCAAGCGTTAACTGTTAAGCATTGCCTTAACTGTCTTGACTTGCTTTAACTGCAACCAATTACTTTAACTAAAAGGGGTTTACAATGAAAAAGACAACGAGAAAAGAAATAGAATATAATGGTTATTGGTTTAATCCTGAAACAAATATTGAAGTTATGAAAGTTATTTCAGGTTTAAACTGTTATAATCGTCAACAACGTGTAAGAATATTTTTAGGTGATACAAAAACCGGAAAATGCTGGAATGAAGAAAATGACGTTTGCGGTTATATCGGACGCTCAACCGGATCAAAAATCCCTTTACTTATACATAATCAAAACTCTTCAGGCGGTGATGGTATTCTTGCACATTGCATAGTTGCTATTTATACAACGTCCGGCGTTTGCTTGTACAAACATCCTAAACTTGATTTTGGTTTATGGGAAATTGGAAATGAATTGTTAACCGCCGATAATGCAACTTATACACAAGCGGTTTACTGTAACAAAGAATTGATTGCACGTTTCAAAACGTATAAACAGGCTGATAACTATGTTAAGTTTATGACTGCTAAAAGGTTTTGTAAATAGTTGTTTAACTGTTAACCGTTGCTTTAACTGTCACTAATTACCTACAAAGAAAGGAATTAACCATGAAAAATCAAGCTTACCATTTAGAGCAGACGTTAAAACAATTGAAGCACATAGAACCCCGACAATGAGCGAAATTAAGTTTGTTGAAGGATCAACACACTACAAAACCTTTCCGGTTGAATTGTGGGCAGACAAGAACGGATTACCTAAATGCTGGATCAAATGCACTGAAGATGGATTGCGCTATTATCGTTAACTGTAGATAAATAACTTAACTGTTAAGGGGGTGAATTGTGGAAAAGCTAGTCATATACCACGGTTATATGATAACAACTTTTACAACTTCAAACGATTGTCAAGTACGTTTTAATAATGGTTTTACACAAGTATGCAAAAGTTTACACGCTGCTAAAATCTGGATAACTAAACATTGTCTTTAAAGGAGAGTAAACAAAATGGGTAAACTAAGCAAGATTGACGCAACAATACAAGAAAAAACAAAAGTAATATTCCGCAAATTTCCAGACGATGAAGTTATAGCATTGTTTCCCGAATTGCCAGGAGATAACAGCGTGTTGAATTGCCTTAACTACATGCACAACGGTCAACATGGCAGCGGTAAAGCTACGCTTGACGGAACAAAAAGAGCTTTTCCGATGTTTTATAATGATAAAGAGGAAAAAGAGTTTATACCGCTCTATAAGGAGTTAACTGCAATCGGTTACAACTTAACTGTAGTTAGTCGCTTTTCGTATCAAATGGATCAAAAGAGAATCGCTGCTTTACGTGGTGCTAAACAAATACATAACCCTTAACTGTTACCGCTGGAAGTTAGAATGGTTGCCGTCATGCTAATCCTAATAATCATTCTGCTAATACTTTTGTTTATATTACATTAACTGTTAAAAGGAGATTTAAAATGAATACTTATAAACTGTACTGGTTAGACGGTAAAGAAGAAATTGTTAAAGGTGACACAATTGCACAAGCTTTTACATTAGCTGGTTATGGGCAAGGTGCGTTAGCAGCATTGGATTATTTTGAACGTGTTTAACTGTCTACAGTTTCTTAACTGTCTAAAGTTCCTTAACTGACTTAAATTACCTACAATAAAGGAGACTAAAGCTAATGAAATATAAAACTTGTGATAAATGCAGCAAAACTATAAACCATTTCAATGAAGTTTATTATGGCAATAACGAAGATGCTTTCTGTCGTGATTGTTACGACAATTTAAATGATGATGTTTTTATTGTTGAAAAGAATGTAATTGAAGATTTTGGTAAACCGCTAAAACTTGGCAATATTGTAGCTGTTAAGCATTCACTTAAATCGGCACAACAAGAGCATGTTATTTTGTGCAATTGTGCCAAAGATTGCAAAGCATACAACATTAGAGGCCCGTATCCAGGTAATGACTTAACCGTTCAGGCTTTCATTTCCCGCTTAACTGGCGGTGCAAAATGAACGCCTTTCTAATGAAACACATTAGACCGTTTGCAAATGATATTTTGACCGGCAAAAAGAGCTTTTCTGATGCTGTAAACGAATTAAAAGAAATTGGCTTTCCTGATGCTGAAAAACTTTTAGCTGAAGTTAGTATAACCGCTAAATTAGGCGGTGTAAAATGACACTATGCAAACACATAAACAAAGGAACTAAACATGCTACAAGACGCTACAACTTTCCGTCAGGTGAACTTGTTGTATATGTAGGTACTAAGAAAGCTTGTCTATTCCTGATTCAAGGTTTAACTTATATCAATAAAGAAATTGACAGAAAGATTGCTGCTAATGCTTTAAAACAGTTGAAACGTGATTGTAAAGGTGTTACAAGTGATGAAGCAATACAAGGGGAGGTTTAAGGTTATGAAAGCTAAAAAGACAGTACCTCAAAGGTTAACTGTAAAGCAACGTAAGCATTTAAAAGAAATGGAATATGCACCGACAATTAGCAATGTTAATTTTCTGCTACAGTATCAACGTGATTCTGAAATGTATTGCGCTGAATGTGATAGAATTGCTCAACGTCTTGGTTTAAAAGGTTATTACGAAAGGACTAAATCATGCTAATCCTAATAATCATTCTGCTAATACTTTTGTTTATATTGCATTAACTTTCGGTGGTTACCTTAACTGCTTGTAATTACCTAACAATTTATTTCGGTTGACTTGTACTTGCGGTAATGCTATATCTCATTTACAAATTGTCAAATCCATTATAAATTAGAGGTGATTAATGAAACCTACCCATATTTATGCGTTACTTGATCCATTTACATCGGAAGTTAGATATGTTGGAAAATCGGTAGATATTGGACTTAGGCTTTATGCTCATTGCCACGACAATCCTAACCGTAGAACATACTGTGCAAATTGGATTAGGTCTTTAAAACCGAATAAACCTGAAATTATTATTTTGGAAACTTTAAATCATTTTAGTGAATGGCCTGAAGCTGAAATATTTTGGATTGCTTATATGAGGTCTTTAGGCGCAAATTTAACCAATCATTCCCTAGGTGGATTAGGTTTAAGTACAAGAACAGTTACCGAAGAAACTCGTGAAAAAATAAGACTTAAAAATACAGGTAAGAAAAGAAATGCTGAAATTTGCAATAGAATGAGTGAATCGGCAAAGAAAAGACCTCCTGTAACAGAAATAACAAGGGAAAAACGAAGAATTAACGCTTTGAATGCAAGCGAAGAAGTTAAAAATAAACGTAAAATTGGCTTTACTGGAAAACAGCATACTAGAGAGTCAAGAGATAAGATGGTAATAGCCGCAACTGGAAGACCTGCAACCCCAGGCGCAATTGAACGCTGCTATGAAATGGCTAAAAATAACATTGGTAGAAAAGATTCACCTGAAACCTTAGCTAAAAAGAGTGCTTGGCAAAAAGGCAAGAAAACAAAACCACAATCCCCTGAAACGGTAGCTAAAAGAGCCGCTGCAATAAAAGAATTTTGGAACACGCCTGAAGGTAAGGAAAAGAAAGCTGCTTCAGTTATAAAGAGACAAGAAACCATAAGAAAACAAAAAGAAGAGTTAATGCTTGCTGAATTTCCAATTGAACATATTTCAATTGACGACACTGATTTATATTAAACTCAAATTCAAAAGAGCATAAATTTTGCCGTTCTTTGGAAGGTTATATTTTTGTTTATCCAAAGGACTTACTTCTTGAATATCACCCGACTCAATCATTGACTGAAGTATTGTCTTAACTGCGTTAACTGGCCCTAGTCGATCAGATTTAAAAGAAGCTTTATTCCTACAATGTGCTGTTATAAAGCTATGCGGAACCAAATGATTTTCGTGAGTAATTAGCGAAGCGCCTACGTATTTGTTAACCGCTTGCCAATCCTCTTTCATATACTTTTTAAATGCCTTGTAGATGTCAATAAATTGTTCATTCTGTACTTGTGGTAAACCTACTTCACCTGATTCAAAACGACTGAGTATATTTTTAACATCGTTAATTACTAGATTTAAAGCCCAATTTGCACATTCGGCGTTAACTACCGGCTGAATGTAGTTACAACCAACTGCCAGTAACGCCGCCATTTTTAACGCTTTTATATGTGCTCTGTTCCAAAGTTCTTGATTTATCTCACTTCCACTATTTATCTTTTTGTCACAGTACATATCAAATTCGTCAAACAACCGTTGAGCGTCTGAATCTAAAACAACATCCAAAGAATTGTCACCATTGTTTAACTGTAGGGAATAGGTGCACAAAGCTGCAAAACGGTCTGTTAACTGTTGCGAAGGGATTGCTTTGTGATGTTCTTTGTTTAACTGTACTCTGTGGCCACTGTATTCAATAATACAAAACCTGGGAAGTAAACCTTCAGTTATCATATCTTTGGATAATAATTCATAAAACTTTTCAGGAGTAGCTTCTCCTAAAATAGAAAATGCCGGTGCGGTTATAACTTCGGTGTTTTTATCTTTATCTGAATAAATTAAATTACCTAAAATATTTCCATTTCCAGACTTATTATAAAGATCGAGCATGACTTGTCGAACTCCCTGTTGAACAGGGTTTCTACTGTCGTTAGACATACGTTTCAAACTATCAGCAAACTCACCCATTATAGATAAGAAACATTTTGACGTTTTAGAAATATATTTTAAAAGTGCTTCGGAAGATGCAATTTTACTCGGCCCTGAAAAAGCTGTAGCTGCTGGAACAGTCTTAACTACGGCGTTTATTAATTTACCAATTCCAGAACCCATCGCCTCTTTGCCCCGTCCGGTTTTGGCTAACAAAAATATATAATTATTAAGCCCAGTTCCACTTACATTATAACTACGTCCACAAATACCACTCATTAATCCAATTGCACCGGCAATCGCAATCTCAGGAACCGGACGGGGTGCAGCATTGTGAATAAACATAGCGAGCTCGCCGCACAGCCCTGGGGGTACTGTATATGTAAATCCAGATATATCGTTTTTTGAATGTTTCTGAGGCTTGCTATGATGCTCAACGTGCTTAACAGGCTCCGGTGCTATGGGTTGTGGCGCAATAACCGACTCAGGCTTAATTCTCGAAGCCTGAAGTTGTAATTCGAGATTGGCGTGAAGCGCCGATAAGTCTAAAGGTGGCGGAATTCTGTCAAAGGCGCGACTTAACATGTAGCCTACGTATTGAGTGCGTTTTGCTTTTTCACGCTTTCCTAACGCAGAACTTAAAAACAAACGTGTAATTTGATTTCTGTTTTGAGTGTAGTGGGCCAAAATATTTATAAGTGCGAAATCTGCTTCGTTGCAACTTACTTTTGTAACTTCATCGTCATAGTACAGTTGCCACCGACCTTCCCAAAGATCAATAAATTTCTGTCCGTTCGCTGCGCTGGAAGCAAACGTCAAAACCTCAGTGTCGGTATGAACTTCAGGGTTATCTATATCCGATGTTATCTTTTCTTTAACTTCCAGTTCATCCCATAAACTCATTAGAAGTTCTTGGCATTCACGTATTGGTACGTCTAAAAATACGTTGCCAGTTGTCGCCATGTATCTTCCGTCTGAATACATCTCAACTTTACCGCGTCGTCTACCCATTAGAACTACGCCGCGAACCCATATATGATACCCTTTTCCAGATTGTGAGTATTCGGTGTATGAGTTGAACGCTTTAATGATAGCTTGATGACGTGCTTGTTCAACGGGATCGTCTGTCTCGTCCAGGTCAATGCAGGTGTAACCCAACGCTTTGAGCAAGACTATACCCATACCTGTAGCGCAATGCTTTATGCTGTAGCAAAGCTCAAAAGCGCCCCAAGTTGCAGAATTTGTAACTGAAGCTAACCGGCCTGTGTAAGGGTCAATTGGTAATTTAGTAGCTTTTGTATCAGGTGAATCTTGACGTGACTGCCATAATATCCACGGCATTTTAATGCGGAGTTCTTCAGGTACATAGCGTTCCATTAATCCCGCCTTGTATATATTAAATTGAATTTTAAATAAATGATAAAATATGAGCAATTACATCAACAGTCCAACCGTTTATTATTTGCTTATGCGCTTGAGAAGGTGAAACTGATTTTGTGTAACCGTCAGGTAGTGTTTGAAGTCGCTCGCATTCAACTATGTTGTATCTACGAACGTTAGGATTAATATGAATGTCAATTCTACCTGTACTTGTTAGAGGTACAACTTCGTTATCTTTTACAATAACATCCATTTGTGAATGATTACCCGCTGCGTTAGCAGTTCCATGCAAACAACCTGCTTTGGTATGACAATTCTTAATTTTATTCATCTTGATATAAAGTTTAAAGCTATAATCCGTTTCCAATATATCTGATAAAACAATACCTTTATCTTCCGGTTGTGCTACGTTCAGTATATTTGTCCAGTAAAGACGTTCTCTGTTCTGAGCACTTAGTAGTGAACTATTGATTTTAATTGGTTTTACACCCAAATAACCAGAAATAACGTCTTGAAATTCTTGTTTCATTACTACATTTTCAAGCAAAAAGTATTCAGGTTTTACTTCGTTTAAAATCCTAACGTATTCAAAGAACAGTTTACTTCGTTCGTCTTCAAAATTTAAACCTTTACCTGCAAATGAAAACCCTTGGCAAGGCGAACCGCCGATAAGTAAATCAAAATAATCTGGTTGAAATGTCAGTTTAGTAACGTCACCTATGTGTTCAATATCTTTATGGTTTGCTTTACTAACTTGAATTGCGTATTTGTCAATTTCGCAAGCGACGTAATGACTTACGTTAATACCGGCGCGATCCAGCGCAAGTTTCCCACAAGAGATGCCGTCAAATAAAGAAAGGACTTTCATTCACAACTCCAATTTCTTTATTAAATACCATTCGTAAATCATACCAGCAAAGAAGAATGACGAGTTAAGAAACCAATCAAAGTAATACTTTGCAAATATGTTTACAGCAGATGCAATTACATTCAGTACCAAACAAACCAAGAATGCTAAAGCTAGTTTCTTAATCATTATACCTCCAAAATAATCAAAGCATTACATTTACTGTTGCTACAATACCGACGCGACGGATCAGCGCCAACTTCAGTTGGCATATTGCATACGTGGCAACGTTCGCCGTCAAAGCTGTAAACCATTTCGCTTTTGTTGGATTTGTCGCGGATAACGTGGAAGCGTAGGTCGTGATGTTGAGTCATATCTTCAACTTCTTATTAGTCAGAAATTCATAAAGAGTTTCTATATACGAAACTGACGGGCAAATGTCGTCACCTTCGTAACAAAACTTCTTTAACCAAGTTAAAGGTAAGTCTGTAATTTCAGATATGTCTGAAAGCTTAACGTTAGCCTTGCGTTCCCTCAATAACTTCAATGTTTTATCTCGTAATTTGTGGGTAATCATACTTTCTCCTTCAGCAAATTGTGAGCGAAACCTAGCACAGTGTTTACAAAACGTCAAGCGAATAAATGTTAAAAAAATTGACAAAAGTATACATTTTTCACTTGACTGTTAAAAAAGTAGCGTGTAAGGTGCATTTCACAAAACGAACTGAAAGGAAAGCAAATGCCCAGACGCGACGAATGTTTAATAAGTAACTACGAAGAAGCAATTAATTGGCTTGCTGAATTTAAGCATACTGTAACCGACGAACAAGCTTTGCGAGTCATTGAGTATTTGTCCTCTGAAAAAGAAACCGTTCGCCGCTTGCAAGGTTCGATTTCGATACTTGAACGTAAAATAGCACATCTTAAAAATAACGCAGCTTGCGCTGTATAAAGGAACCTACTATGAAAACCGGCACAAGAGTAAGACATAAAAAATTTGGACTTGCAACAGTTGAAGAACTTAACGAAGTTTTACACCCTTGTCATAGAAAAGCAGGTTTATGCTTTATTAAGCTTGACGATAAACCTGAAAACTTTTCAGTATGTGTCATTGAAGTTTTTGTTGACGAGCTAACTGAAGTATGAATGTTAGAAAAAAATATCCGATTACAACTTCCACTGTAGATTGTGTATACATAGCGTTTGACAATTCAGGTCGTGCTGTAAAAGCGTATGCTAATAAAGGTTCCGCTATAGCTTGTGCTAATAGATATAATGGTAAAACCGAACGAATTGACTTCATACCAGCCAAAATAAAGGAGTGACAAATGAAAGAAACAGCAAAGCAAAAAGAAGAACGCGAAGCATTTGACTTGAAGTTTGGATTTGCTAAACCTGTTGCAAAGGGGAAAAATAAATGAGCAACTGCCGAACTGACGCGCTAAGTTTAAATGATCCCGAAGTTCTTGCGATGACGCGACACAACTATCACGAATGTAACTGCGGCAAAAAAGACACAGGTATAATAGATTTTGTTACAATGTTCAACATCAAAGCCGCTGAAATCAACCAAAATGCAATTGAAAAAGGTTGGTGGGAAGGTGACAGAAATGACGGCGAAATGATTGCTCTTATGCACTCTGAACTTTCAGAATGTCTTGAAGCACTTCGCCACGGCAATCCGCCCGATTCCCACATACCTGAGTTCAAAGGCTCTGAAGCAGAGCTTGCTGACGTAATCATTCGTATAATGGATTATGGCGCGGCAAAGGGTCTGAGGATTGCCGAAGCAATCATTGCCAAATCTGAATATAATAAAGGTAGAGCGTATCGTCATGGAGGTAAGGAGTTTTAAATGAGTAAAATTTACAGCGTTGAAGAACTCGAACGTCTGCTTGAATGTGCTAGTTTGCTAAAAGCCGAAATGCAACTTATTTCAGAAACCGGCGCGAGAGTTGAATCTTTAAAAAATCATATATTTAAAAATGATAACTTTACCGAAGATTGTGCAGTTAATCGTGACGTTGCTGCTGAAAGAGTCTTGCTTGAAGGCGGAATGAAAATTGAAACAATTACTTTAAACAGTTCTGATTCTGAATTTTTAGAATCCTTTCATTGCAAAACAGTTTCCAAACGCGGCAACGATTGGAGTTGCTTTGCAGATGAAGTGTTTACCCACATTGAAGAATACACTGTGCCTCAATACGGCGATAAGGGCGAAGATCAAGCGTCCGAATGGGACAGCAAACAGCTTGTCGAACAGGCTAAAAAGTATCTTAACCGCTTTGGCAAGAACCAGCGCCCAGGACAAGAAATGCTTGACTTTAATAAAGCCGCGCATTATTGCCAGTTAGCAGCTACTAAATATCAGGAGGAACAAAATGCTACTCGTTAAACCGTCTTTCATAATTGATCCCGAAATGCGCTCCGGCGCTGATATTCTAAGCAGGTTACGAGCTAAGGCAAATACCTGCTACAAGCCTGAAAAGGCTTCGCCTAAATCAAATTATGATTTCATGTACGATCTGGTTCACAATAAGAAACATACTTCTGTATTGCGGCACGAGCAGGCAAGTATGAAGCTTATTTGTAGTAGATCGACAAGCCATCAAATCGTGCGTCATGGTTTGGCTCATTTTCTTCAGGAGAGCCAGAGGTACTGCAATTACAGTAATAAGAATAACGGTGAACTCGTTATTGTAATTCCTTTTTATCTTCACGATGAAATTGAAGAGGGTGTATTTAAATCATTTAGCAACTTTAAAGGTAGTACCACTGCTACAATATGGTTAAGTTCAATGCTGCAAGCTGAACATAGTTACAAAGTATTAATAGAAGAAGGTTGGAAACCCGAACGCGCTCGCGGCGTACTTCCTAACGACTGTAAAACTGAAGTAGAGATTACGGCAAATCTTGAAGAATTACGACATATATTCAAACAACGTGCAGATAGTCATGCTGATGAATCAATGCAATATTTAATGTATCCAGCACTTGCTGAATTTAAGAAACTTATTCCAGTTATTTTTGACGATCTTTAAAATAACCCTTGACAATCAAAAACGTAGTATGAGATAAAGAATCATCTTGTAACACAGAAAGGCGAACAAAATGAAACCTATGAAACCAGTAACAGTTAAAAACAGAGATCTTGACAAACTAAAGTTTCCTTTATATGGCTCCATCAAGTGCGACGGCTACCGCTGCGCTGAAGACGACAATCAACCTTTGACAAATAGTTTAAAACCAATTGAAAACGTTTATATATACAACATTCTCAAAAAGTTTTATGTCGAAGGTCTTGATGGCGAGCTGTTACTTCGCAATTTGGAAAACCCCGAACTGCCTGGAACACACAGCTTTAACGAGGTTCAATCAGCCGTAACTTCTTTCGATGGCGAGCCTGATTTTGTTTATTGGGTATTTGACAAATGGAACGAAACGTGTAATTTTGACGAACGGTTAAAGCGCCTTACCGTCCTATTTCAGTCAATACCTGAAGAAGCCAAACACCATATCAAGCTGTTGCCGCAAGCCCTTTGTAATAACCTTGAAGAGTGGATGGTTTTTGAAAAATGGTGCCTCGATAATGATTATGAAGGTGCTATGGGACGCTCACTTATGGGCAAGTACAAGTTCGGTCGTTCTACGCTCAAAGAACATTACCTGCTTCGCCGCAAGCCTTTTGTTACCGAAGAATGCAGGATAACTGGCTACTTTGAAAAAATGACGAACACCAACGAGGCTTACAAAGATGAACTTGGCAGAACCAAACGATCCTCAGCCAAAGCTGGTAAAGTGAAAGCAGGAACTCTCGGAGGCTTCATCGGCTACAACAAAAAATGGGGTGAGATTAGACTTGGTATAGGTAAGTTGAAACATTCAGAAGCTCAGTACATTTTCGATCATTTTGAAGAATACAGAAATTCAATCGCTACTTTTAAGTATCAGGCTTTTGGGACATTAAGAAAGCCAAGAATACTCACCTTTCAACATTTTCGTAATCAGGCTGATATGACGGCTGAACAACTTGAACTTTTGTAACATCAAACTAAAAGGAGAATGAAATGAGCAAGCCTGAAACAATCACTATTGACGACACAAAATACGTAAGAGCTGATAGCGTTCAAACTTATCAACCAACTGGCAATATCAAAATTGTAATTCTTCCTCGCGGCTGGAATATGATTGGTTACTTCTCCAAAGAAGGAACTGCCTGCAAGCTTGAAAAAGCCGCCGTAATTCGTCGTTGGGGAACAACGAAAGGTCTTGGTGAACTTGCTGAAAAAGGACCACTTGCTAATACAATTCTCGATAAATGCCCTTTGCCTGTTGAATTTAACGAACTTAACGTGATTGCAACTCTCTGCTGTTCGGAGGATGTATGGAAAACTCAGCTTTAGATTCGGAAAACCAGACAACTTACGGCAACGGCTACGGCAACGGCGACGGCGACGGCAACGGCTACGGCAACGGCTACGGCGACGGCGACGGCAACGGCTACGGCTACGGCAACGGCTACGGCGACGGCGACGGCGACGGCTACGGCAACGGCTACGGCGACGGCGACGGCGACGGCTACGGCTACGGCTACGGCGACGGCGACGGCGACGGCGACGGCGACGGCTACGGCTTTTAAATTATTATTCGGAGTTGTTACGACCTGCGACAAATGCGACCAAAAAGATACCTGCGGAAAGTGTGCTAATTGTATGACTAACTGCACTGACTTAACGCACGATAAGCGCTGTTTACCTGATGGTGAATGTCTGTTTAGTGGGAGTGAAGAATGATAACTGAAGCTTGGTGGAGTTGTTGCAATATAATGTATCCGTACACAGTTTATAGATGTACTAGACGCGGTGCTTTTACAGGAGCTAAAGAATGCGAAAGCAAGTAACTGAATATACCTGTGACGTTTGCGGTTGCGAAGTTGATGAAAATATTTTGATGCCAAATATAATTACTTTTGAAAACAAACTTAAAATTAATTTAGATTTAGGTGATGACATTTGCATTTACTGCTTTATTAAAGCTGTTAACAAACTTGATCCTAAACTAACTGATCCACGACTAAAGGCGGCGAACTAATGAGTAATTTATTGAGTCAAGTAACGCATACCCTTCAGACAACAACCGGCGTAAGAGTCGTGATAGGGGCTGTCGAGGGGTGCGGGAAGACCACTCTAGCCTGTGGCGCTCCAAAGCCGCTCCTGATTCCTCTTGAGCAAGGATTTGCTGGTATAAGCTGCAATAAGACACCTCTAATTAAGACTTATGACGAACTTATGAGTCTTATGAAAGAGATAACTACAGCGGCTCAGAAAGGTACATTTGCCTACAAGACAATCATTCCTGATTCCGGCACTGCGCTTGAGCGTATGATTCACAGCAAGATTGTTCAGGCCGATCCAGGTTGGAAAGCAGGCAATGCTAAAGGTGTCACAATGGAAAGTACGCTTGGTGGTTACGGCAAAGCTTATGACCGCGCCAATGAACTTTGCAATGAATTTTTATCCGTCTGTGATGATCTCGCAACTTACGCCGGAATTAACATTGTAATACCTTGTCATGTATTTGCGTCGAAGGTTCTCGACCCGACGAGCGGTGAATATCAGCAATGGGATTTGTTGTTGCATTCTCCGAAGAATAATAAAACGTCAGGTAAGCGAGAGCTATTATGCCAGTGGGCAGACTTGGTAGGATTTTTATTTGAACCAATGTTTGTGTCAAAAACAAGTGAAAGTTTCAGTCAGGGAATAAGCGCAAATAAAGGTAGAATGCTCGGCGTAGACAGAACTCCTGCTTATGTTGCAAAAAATCGTTTTGGATTATCTGGCGAAATAGCAATTCCAAAAGTTGACGGGTGGAACTACCTCGCTGATGCTATCTTCAAAAGTTCAGGACGTGATCTTTATAACAGGGAGTTAAAATAATGCGCGGTCAAGTCAAGAAATATCTCGAATACTTCAAAGGTTGTTGCGGCAAGTACGGCGACGAAGCTGTTTTTAAATGTCTCAAAACTGGCGTTGGTTTGAAGTTGCCGCTGAATGGTAAAGACCGGTGCGAAATGATTGATGAATTGTTTGGCAAGCTGTAAAATAAATTAAAAGGAGAGTTCTTTATGAAAAAGTTTGTAGTGTTAACATTGATTGTAAGTTGTCTTTGCTGGATACAAGGTTGTACTACCGACGCAAACGTAGTGTCGCAAAACCTATCCAAAGCAGCGGATCAGTTTGAAGTAATGCGGCGTATTGTGTTTTACAACGGTATTACCGGCGAGTACATGCTGACTGTCGAAGGGTTGTGTTCACTGGAACCAAGTGACAAGACTCTTAGAGTTACATGCAAAACCGGCGCGTCTACATACAAGAAACACTATCTCGGCCTATCCGACAACGTGACTTACTTTGCTGAACAAATGGAACCTGTTGCCGCCAGTCCATATCACTATCGCGTGGTTTTCAAACCGGCTGCAATTTTACCAGATATCCAGATTGCTAAGTAGTATTCGCAACAAAGCAGCAAATAACTACTCAGGCACAGCCTGAAGAAAGGAGAGAATAAGTGAGACACGACTATTATTATGAAAAACCCGTCTATCAGCAAGTCAAAGAAATCCTCGCAGCAAATCCAAAACTTTCACGTAAAGAAGCACTCAGCATGGTAACACGCGGCGATAAATGGAGCCGAAGCAACGCAGTCAGACCACGCCTTCAAGGTAGTTCTGAAGTTGCGCGTCGTCAGCGGCAAGTTGCAAAGGGGTTTATTAAAGTTAACTGAAAGTAAATACAATGCTTGAACTCAGCTTAGTTTTAAATGTAATTCTTTTTGTTTGGCTGATAATTATCGCTAACAAAATGGGTTATTACTGCGGTAAAGCAAATGAAGACACGAGCGGTTGGGAAGACGAAGCTAAGTTTTGGCGCAACGTTTATAAACCTGCTGCTGAAGAAAAACGTATAGAAAACGGTTCGTATTAAACTCAGGGGGTTACACCGTGAACATTGAACAAAGAGTAAAAGAAATCGCAGCAGAGCAGTTTGGTTGCAAAGTAGAAAACGATTCAACTCTTGACAGTCTTGATGCTGACGAACTTGACAGGATTGAATTTGCACTAAGTCTTGAAGATGAATTTGATGTAACTTTGGATGACGATGCAATTACACAACTTGACACAATCCAAGGGTTTATTGATCTAGTAGTTAATCTTAAAGTGGCTTAAAAGGAGCTAAACTATGTCAGAAATTAGAGACATCGTTGAAGAAGTTTTGGCGATTGAGATGCTTGAATACCACAACAAGAATCATCTCAGTGGCGATAATAAAAGTCGTTCCGAATCTAAACAAACTTTGCTGCGAAGCATTATTGCAAAAGAAGATGCAAAGTATTCAATTCCGCCGTGTGCCACCTTGCGCTCCAATGCCAGCGCGTAGATAATCAAAGCCTCACGAGGCTAATCACAACACATAGGAGAGTTTAAAATGAAAGTTGTTGAGTTTAAGTTTGAATCAGGTCAGAAGGTTTCAACCCCATTTGGAGAAGGTATTATTGACGATTGTGCTCACACATACGGAGTCAATAAATATTTCATTCTCTTCATTGAAAAAGAAAGCAAAAATATGTGGCTTCAAGAAGCCCAAATCCAGGAGGTAATTTAGTTATGAGTTTCCAATTCCCACAAGCTTTTGATGTCAACAGCGTAGCACCAGCAACAGGTGGCAATCAGCTTCCCGTATCAGATTCAAAAGGTCATTTGGTAGTAATTACCGAATCTGAAGTTGTGCCGGTTGCCAACAAACCGAACGCAGCTTACATCAAGTTCGACGTTCGTATTATTGAGGGCGAGCATTCCGGCGCTGAAGGTATCTATCGCGTCAACTACTTCAGTGACAGTGAAGTTGCAGCAAACATCGCAAAAGGTCAATTGTCTGCACTTGGTCATGTTTGCCATGTCCAGCAGCTTGCAAATACGGCTCAATTGCATAATATCCCGCTGAGGATGGTTGTCGGTCTTCAGAAGGACGCAGAAGCCGCCGCAAAGGGTTACACCGAAATCAAGTACGTTTTGAACGCAGACGGCAGCAAAGCCGGTTCAGCGCCAGGATCAGCACCGGCAGCGGCTCCTGCTGCACCGCCTCAGCCACCAGCACCTTCTGTAACCGCTGCCACACCAGCCGCGCCTGTTTGGGGCGCTCCTGTCGAAGCTGCACCGGCAGCAACTCCTGCTGCGCCTGCATGGGGGGCACCGGCTGCAACACCGGCGGCAACTTCAGTTCCCCCTTGGGCGACCAAACCTGCTTAGATATTGAGTCGGCGGCGTTGGCAACAGCGCCGTCCTCTGAGTAGCTACGACTTTAAAAGGATTTTTATGCAAACACCAATATTTACAAAAGAAGAAAAAGAGCGACAACTTAAAAGTGACTTTGAAAACTTTAAAGTGATGATGCCAATTGCAATTCTGTATGCTATTGAACAAGCCAAACTTGCAAAAGCCAAATACGACGCGTTGTTGTCTGCCGGTTTTGACGAAAAGCAAGCTTTAGAACTTTGTACTAAATTTTAAAAAGGGGTTATAATGAAAGAATATATCAAAGTTCCAATTTTAGCAGACAAATTTAATACCAATGAACAAATAGGAACTCTTGAAATATTAAAAGACAGTCTTCCAGAAACTCCAAATTTTGTATTTACAATCGCTTACAGAACTGAGGACAATATTAAAGGCTATGAATTGAAAGCAGTTGCGATAATACCTAATCCTGAGTTTATAGCTTATCTGAAAGAGCAAGGTCTTGAATGTTAGACCTCACCACCCCAGGCGCACTAGCGCAACTGTCGCGGCAGATAAAGGATGAAATTGACCAATATTGCGAAATTAAATTTGACGACGGATTTAGATCACATCTCGGAGCGTCGGAGATAGGTCAATCTTGTAGTAAACTTTTGTGGTTGAAATTTAGATGGACGTTCTATGTTCATTTTGATGGTAGAATGCAAAGACTGCTCCATCGTGGGCATTTTGAAGAACCAAAGCTGAAAGCCTTAGTTGAAGGTATTGGATTTACTGTCAGAGAGTTTGACGATGCCCACAAAGATGATACAGAACTTGACAAAGGGAAGAGGCAAATTAGAATATCTGCTTGCAAAGGTCATTTTGGAGGTTCTGTTGACGGTATTGGTTATAGAGATGACGTAGGTTCTATCTTAATTGAGTATAAAACGCAAGGGCTTGGTAAACAAGGCGCAAAAGTAAGTAACTTTGATAAGCTTGTTAAAGAAGGTGTTAAAAGTTACAAGCCTGTTCATTTTGCTCAGATGTCGATGTATGGATATAAGCTAGGTCTTGAACACGCTCTTTATATTTCAGTTTGCAAAAATGATGACAACCTTCATATTGAACTTGTGAAGCTGGATCATTTCTTAGGGGCTTCGCTTGAGAAAAAGGCAGAGATGATAATATTCAGCGAAGTCGCTCCTGCTGGAATTAGTATGAGCCAAAGCTATTACGAATGCCAGTATTGTGATGCAAAATTAGTATGTCATTCAAATGAACCTGCGTTAGTTAATTGTCGTAGTTGTCGCAAATCGCATCCTGTAGATTCGGCTGAATGGTACTGTGAACAATGGGATGCAATTATACCGAAGGATTCAATTAAACTCGCTTGTGAAGTTTGGGAGAGTATAATATGAAAGCTGAAATATCAAGTAAAGGTAGGTTGTTAGTAACAGCAGAAAACGAACTTGAATCGTTTGCTTTAAATAAATGGTTTGAACTTTATTTAAGTTACAATGAAAGCGAACGAACTGTTTTACAAATTAAAACTTTTGAAATTAGTGCAACTCACGAAAATTAACTTGACAAACACTCAAACTTCAGCTACTATCCGTCGCACATAAAACATCAAGTCGGGCATGACTTGTTATCAGTTCGCAAGTAATTGCGAGGTTAAAGCCTCCTTAGATCGAATGCCCCTCGGTCTTTGTGAGGTTTTAATATTTCAGGGAGGTTTTCTGTGACAACTTGGCTTAAATACCAGGACGGTGTGATTGCAGTATACATTGGGCAATCCAAAAAGATACCTTATATTGGAGTAATCACCCGCGCCGAATGGGAATTGCAGGGTTGCGAGTAGACTAGAGGAGAAACAAATGAACTATTCAGAATCGCAACTAAAAATAGCTTGCAAACGATGGGCTTTTGAAACGTCAAACGAGCAATTCATAGTAAGCGACTTCCACGATAACATGTGGGTTTGCAATTCGCTTCAGGATTGCTTTGAATGAAACGAATCCTAGTCTGCGGCGGCAGAACATACAACAACGAATCGTTTCTATTCTCAGTTCTTGACAGAGCTTTGCTTGACTTCGGTACAATTTGTATTATTCAAGGTGGCGCTAAAGGTGCTGACTTACTTAGTAAGAAATGGACTAAACTGCATGGAATTGCGTGTTTTCAATGCGATACAAATTGGGATTGCTACGACAACAAAGCAGGTTCGATTCGTAACCAATGGATGCTTGAATTTGCTTGCCCTGACATGATTCTAGCGTTTCCAGGCGGAGCAGGTACTGCCGATATGGTACGGCGTGGTAAAGCTGCTAAAGTGGAGACTTATTGTTTATGAGTTTACAAGTCCACAAAGAAATTCAATTGCGTGATTACCAGATAGAGACTATTAATTCCTTTTCTGATTATTACCGGCAGGGCAACGATGGAAACATTATTGCAGTGATTCCAACAGGTTGTGGCAAATCGCTTATACTAGCAGGCTTTGTTTATCAAACATTTACTCAATGGTGCAATCAACGTTGGTTGATTTTATCGCACGTTGAAAAGATTCTCACCCAGGACATTAAGGCAATTAGGTTATTATGGGCTGACGCGGCACTTGGAGTTTATTCAGCAGGGTTAAATAGCAAAGATACAGCGCACCCAATTGTAGTAGCTGGTGTAGCTTCGGCAGTTAATAATATTGACGCATTTGGTCATAGAGATATAATTTTCATTGATGAAGTACATCTAGTGTCTCAAGATGAAAATACGATGTACCAAAAAATTATAAATAGACTTAAAGAGATAAATCCAAACTTAAAAGTAATTGGAATGACGGCAACACCGTATAGAAGTGGGCAAGGTTTAATAACAGACGGTGAAACGTTTGACGATATTTGTATTGACCTTTCAACACCCGCTTGTTTCAGAAGATTTATAGATTTAGGGTATCTTGCGCCATTGATACCGCTACGAACAAACATTGAAGTAGATACAACTTCTATAAAAATGATGAACGGCGACTTTGCTGTAAGGCAGCTTGAAGATGCTACTGAAAAAGTTATATACGAAGCAGTAAAGGAATCGCTACCTTATATCTACGCTCGCAATTGTGGGCTGACGTTTTGCTCTGGAATAAAAACAAGCGAAATGGCTGCTGAGATACTTCAAAGCTTCGGTGTAAGTGCTGTTGCAATACATTCAAAACTGACTGCTTCTGAATGCGATAAACGCTTTACAGCATTTGAGTCAGGTGAAATCAAGGTTGTATGTGGGAATGAAAAGTTCACAACTGGTTACGACTTTCCACCAATTGACTTCTGTTTAATGCTACGCTCTACAATGTCAGCTTCAAAGTGGGTTCAGATGCTTGGGAGGTTAACTAGACCTTACGACTTCAACAACCCTCAGCAATATGTCAAAGGTTTTGACTACGTTAAGCGCAACGCATTGGTGCTTGATTTTGCTGGCAACCGTAAGAGGTTGGGGCCAATAGACGCTCCGAATATACCCACAAAGAAAGGTGATAAAGTTGGGGATGCGCCTATACGAATCTGCGAAGAAAAGTCTGTTAAAGAAGGTTCAGGTTGTGGAATGTATAATCATGCTTCAGCTCGCTACTGCGGTGGTAAACCTTATCCATCAGATGAAGGTTGTGGGGCTGAGTTCGTTTTCAAAACTAAACTTGTTGCCGACGCAGGAACTGCTGAGTTTTTAAGTACAGAGTTCAGTGAACCTGTAATTGAAACGTTCGACGTGACAAGAGTTATCTATCACAAGCACAACTCTAAAAAGAATGCAATAGGTGTTCCTTGTTTGAAAGTTTCTTACTATTGTGGACTGCAAAGACATTCTGAATACGTACCGTTTGAAGCTAAAGGTATGATTAAAAACAAGGCAATTAGCTGGTGGCAGCAACGAAGTTCTTTACCAGTTCCAATTACAGTAGACGACGCACTTATTTATGTTAGTCAATTGCGTTGCCCAAAGCGTATAAACGTGCAAACTGATTTGCAATATCCTGAAATTAAATCTGTGGAGTGGTGAAATGAAATATAAACTGAATAACAGATACGAAATATTTGAAAAAGCTAGAGAACTTGACCAATACAGTTTGGGTGGTTTATCTCAAAATGAATGGGTATTTGAAGATGCCGATATTATGCAAGAACTTGCTTGTGCTGACAATTTGATAAAGCAACTTGAAATTAAGTTTTATAAAATAGAAGCTTACAAGCAAATGATTCGTGACAATGTTATTAAACAATCTTAGAACGGAGCTTCAAATGACAGAACGCGAACAAGCGATTAAAGATTTGTCTGAAGAATTATGCAAGCAACTCATTTTTATACTTGACACGCAGTTGCGTTCGTGTTTAAATTGCACTAGATTTGAACTTGAACGTGAAGTTTGCATTCTGTACGATCAACGACCACCTGCAAAGATAATTGCTAAAGCTTGTGGCGAATGGGGGAGCATTGAACTCCCTTTTTAAGAAAGGAATTGAAATGGCAAAAGCACCCCGCAAAACTAAATCGAAATCACTGTCACCTACTTGCCAGAACTTAATTAATGCTATAAGTTTTATCTCAGTAGCTCAAAAGCCTGAAGATGATGCACCTTATAAAACTCATTGTGTGCTTCATAACGGTTGGGCGATGGCGTTTAACGGCACAATTACCGCAGGTGCAAAGATTGAGGAAACTCTTGAAATTGCACCAAATACTTATAAACTGATTGCAGCCTTGGAACGCACGACAAAGGATGTTTCCATTACTGAGCTTGAAGGCAGGCTTAGTATAAAATCAGGCTCGTTCTCCTGCTTCGTTCCCTGTTGGCATGAGGGTATGCCTGCGTTGGCTCCCGATCCTCCCTTGTGCGGCATCTCAGACGTTCTCCGTGACAAATTAGAACAGATAAGCGGCTTCACTGTTGACTCTGATAAGAAAAGGATAGTCGAATGCTCAATTCTGATTCGTGAGAACTCAGCATTTGCTTCAGACGGAGCAGTTCTGCTTGAGGCATGGCATGGTTTGAACCTACCGACTTGCATTTTACCCAAAGCGTTCGTTACTGCAATAATTAATACTAAAAAGAAATTAACTAAGTTTGGTCGCTCAGATAACAGTTGCACAGTGTACTTTGAGGATGAATCTTGGCTGCGTTCTCAACTTTACGAAGAAAGCTGGCCTGATATAAATGTAATATTAAACAAGCCGTCTAAACCTGAACCTTTGCCTAAAGGATTCTTTGAAGCATTGAACAACGTAGAGCCTTTTAGTAACGGTAAAGAAGCTGAAAAGACAGTTTACTTCGTAGACGGTGCGTTGCAATCTCACAGGGACAAACACGAAGGAGCTGTTTGTGAAGTCGCCGGTTTGCGTCACGGCCCTGCATTTAACATCAAACGACTGAAACGTATTGAATCGTGCATTGAAACTGTTGACTTTTATTCCCACAATGTTGCGTTCTTCTATGGCTACGGCGTTCGTGGAGCTATCGCAGGTGTCAGTTCGTGAAATTCTTCGACCTACCAAACGAACCAGCTAAACGTAAACAACGTACAAAGACTTCAACAGTCGCTTTAGAGCGTGAAGAAGTTCCGTTTGAGTTGTTTACAGACGATGAACTTTATGCTGCTAAGGGTGGAGTGTTGGTGTTTGATACTGAGTGTTATTCTACGTATTGGTTGATTGCGTTCAGATGCTACTATTCAAACAAAATAGTTTACTTCGAGAGAACTGCCGATAAAGTTTTAGATTATCACAAGTTGCTATTTGTTCTCCATAACTTCACAATCTGTGGGTTCAATAGTATTTCATACGACATGCCTTTAACATGGCTTGCACTTAATGGCGCAACGACCGAAACACTAAAGAACGTTACCGACTTCATTATCAGAGAGAATTGGCGACCTTCAGACGTCGAGAAGGCGTTCAAGTTCAAAATGGGATCAATCAACCATATTGACCTCATTGAAGTAGCCCCATTATCGGCGTCACTTAAAAAGTATATGGGGCGAATGCACTCAAAGCGACTTCAGGATTTACCTTATAATCCAGACCAAACATTGTCGTCCGAAGAAATGTTAAACGTTCGCAACTACTGCGTTAATGACCTCGAAGGTACACTTGACCTTTTAAAAGAATTATCCCCACAATTAGAGCTTCGTTCAGTTCTATCACACGACTATAATCAGGATTTGCGGTCTAAATCGGATGCACAAATAGCAGAAGCGGTTATTTGTTCAGAAGTTAAAATGAGCAATGGGTATTGGGCCAAACGACCTACAATTGAACCAGGAACAATCTACAAATATAATGTTCCAGACTACATTAAGTTTCAAACCCCGTTGCTTCAAAATATGCTCGAAGTTGTACGAAACGCAAACTTTATTATTCACGAAAATGGTTCAGTTATTGAACCTCCTGAGTTTTCAACTTTAAAGTCACTTAAAGTTGGTCATTCCAGCTATCGTATGGGTATCGGCGGGTTGCATTCAACTGAAGAATGTGCTTCACATATTGCAGATGAAACTACGTTGTTAATTGATCGTGACGTAAGTTCATACTACCCGATGATTATACTGAATCAAAAACTCTTTCCAAAGCAACTTACTGAAAACTTTCTTAAGGTCTATCAAAGCATTGTTAATCGTAGACTTAAAGCTAAAAAGTCAGGTGATAAAATTACAGCAGATTCACTTAAGATTACAATCAACGGCAGCTTCGGCAAACTTGCTAGTAAGTACAGTTCATTATACAGCCCAGACCTTATGTTTCAAGTTACAGTTTCAGGTCAACTTTCATTGTTAATGTTAATTGAGTCAATCGAACTTTCGGGTATTCCAGTTGTAAGCGGTAATACGGATGGAATAGTTATAAAATGTCCCATTAATAGATATGAACATCTGAATATATTAATTACTGAATGGGAGCGAGTGACAAACTTCGAGACTGAAGAAACTAGGTATTCAGCCGTGTACTTCAAAGATGTCAACAACTACTTGGCTGTTAAACTTGACGGCAAATGCAAGGCTAAAGGCTGCTATTCAACGCCAGGGCTGCAAAAGAATCCGACTTCATTGATTTGTGTTGACGCGGCAGTTGCTCTTATTGTGGGTAACGTTCCGATTGAAAAAACAATTCAAGATTGCAAAGACCTTACAAAATTTGTGACGGTTCGAGAAGTTAGAGGTGCTGGTGAAAAAGATGGAGTTTATTTAGGCAAGGTTGTTAGATGGATTTATACTAAGGGAACTACCGGAACCATAAATTACGTTGCTACAGGTAACAAGGTTCCAAAAAGCGATGGTGCGTTTCCTCTTATGGATTTACCAACGTCATTCCCAAACAATATTGATTATGCTAGATACGTTGAAGAAACTAAATCTATACTTTACGACATCGGTTATTTAAAAACAGAAAAACAACTAAAGTTTTTCTGAATAAACAAAAGGAGAAGTTATGAAAAAATGCGAATTGGAAGGTATGTTATCAGCTTTACAGAATGTGCGTAGACACAAAGGGCCGAAGTTTACCGTATGGGTAGCTAGAAACAGCGAACTTATCAAGAAAGAGCTTGAATTGTTAAACGAGGGCAAGAAGCCATCTGAAGAGTATCTTGAGTATGAGCAGAAGAGAGCAATGCTTGCAATTGAACACTCAAACAAAGATGAAGCGGGTAACGCAAAGCTGGTGAAAGTTAACGAAGAATTGAGCAAATATGACATTATTGACATATTTGCTTTTGAAAAAGCTTTTGCTGAGGTGACTGATAAATACAGTCAAGCAATTGAAGATTTTAAAAAGCAATCTGCTGAATATGACAAAATGATGCAGGAAGAATCTGAAATAGTTTTAAACAAAATATCTTTCGATCTGCTACCTGAAGATATTGACGGTTTTGAAACTGAGGGAATTGTTTCGTTAATCGAATAGAGAGAGATAAGCGCCGTCAGAAACTAAACTCTGAAGGCGCTTATTGATTAAGCTTCTACCACCGGAGCATCCCTTTGCACACGCATCTCCGCAACAACAGCCTCAAGGGCAGCATACAGCTGCATGTGCAAGGGGTTCTCTGCACTGAACTGCGTGGACATATTGCCTGTCACTCTGCTGATACCATCTACAATGCTTTCGTCAACTGTGGTGATCGTCGGGGTTACACCGAATGCTTTATTTATAACTATCTGCTGTGTGCGGTCTGGGATTACTTCGATTGTTTTAGTTTGTATTGTTGACATTTTGTTTTCTCCTTTAATGTTTAAGTATTACGAAACAGTAATTGTTTTCCACGCCCCTGCAACAAATGCTCTCAATCTGTCATTTGCGGAGTCATAATATATTGTGCCGTTTCCGCCCGAAGGATCGCTATCAGCCCATCCTATAGATATTGGCCCATTTACTTGTAGTTCTGCCCCCGTCCCGTTATCAGACAAGGTGTTAATTAGCACTACGCCACTCGCACTTATCCCACCAGTTACGGAGAGGCCAGTGGAGGAAATAACCAAAGCATCTCTGTCGCCTGCGGCGCTGACTGATGTGCGAAATGTATAGGAACTCCCCACTCTATCATTAGAAAAATAAACCCCTGCTCCACTTGCAGGAGTCATGTGCATAAAAACATTAGATGTGTTTGTCAGTGACATATTCCCCCCAACATACAACCCACCATTTATCTCACATTTAGCCACGCCGCCCGTTGCTGATACTGTGCTGCCAATTAGGGCTTGGCCATACGGCTGCAAACTAAGCGTACCGGCGGCTAGAGTCCCGCCTGACAGAGCAGATATTTGAGCGTAAGCTGTAGCACCGGAGCCGCCAAAGAAGGTGTGCAATGAAGCACCCGATACACCAGAAACAAAAGCACTGCTAACCAGTCCAAGTGGGATATCTGATTTAATATCTAGTTTAGAAGACGTAAGTGAATCTGTTGTGCCTATGAGGACGTTGCCAGCCTGCACCCGCATAACTTCAATATTATTAGCAAATAAGGCTGTCTTAGTTTTGTTGATAGAAAAGTTGGTAAAAATAGACGAATCATCGGCAGATTGGATCAGGCCATCACTTGTACCAGTATTGTAAAACAGGACCGTTTTAGGCCCAAGTTGCACTGTGTTTGTCCCACTCCCAAATACGCCACTAGTTGCCGTCACCGCCCCGAACGCAACAGCACCAGCAGTGCCGGTGAGGGGCATTTTTCCATCAATAGCAGCTTTAAAATTAACTAAGTTCTGATCGAACTCAACAGCATTTAACGGAGCGCCTTTGTTGTAGTCTGCGCCTGAAGATTCGCTTGGTGGGGTTGCACTTACGGTAATTATTTTAGTTGACATTGTTTTCTCCTTGACATTTAAAATTTAAGGTTTATATTGAACTTACAAATTAAATTATTGAGAGGTGTTTTATGAAAGTTTTAATTGTTCTTGTTGTTTGTGCTTTGCTTGTTGGTTGTGGTGATCCGAATTATGTTGAAAAAAGCCCAGAATTTAATTTTAACGAAACCGATTTAATTCTAGTAAAAGCTTTAATTGAAAGCGTAGTGCTTCCAACCTCAGTTAAAGATTGTGGAAATGATTTTATTTATGCCTTTTTAAACGAACCTGGTTCAGAGGGTTTTGCAACTATAAAATTTATAGGCACTTGGAACCAAATAAGCTGTGCTATAAATAACTCCAATTATAAAATGTCTTCAATTACTTTTGAACATTTTTATAAAATTCCCGCTGTAAATTAATTTAAAAGAACCCAATCGGTTCCACCTCGGCACCCGTAGAAATTGCCGATTGAAGATACCCATATTGCGCCTGTATCGGCTGAGTGAGTAGGCGCTGTACTGTCTACAGAAGGTTGTATTCTTAATGGAGCCTTAGCGCCATTAAACTCACCACCGTACCCAGATAACGAATACCCAAAGACACCAGAACCACTGGTGGAGGTTCCATAAACACCAAGCCCTGTTGTGGCTACACCTTTTACCCCAACGCCTACCACGCTAGCGCCCATAAGCCCACTAGCGCCATACGACAATCCTATTAACCCGTTACGTACATCTGAAATAGACCCGTAAACCGCGTAGCAATCTAACCCGCCGTTAGACGCAGTACCAATCCAAACCTTTCCAGCACCAGTTGAATCGTAAAAATGAGCAGCTTTACTTGAAACGTCTACAACAAATCTTTCACCACTACTTGCAGTTTGAAAAGTCCTACCTGTAATAACACCTGAAGTAATATTACCCGCATCAATGTTCCCCGCATAAACCCAATCAGCAGCTACAGACCCCGCCACAATGTTCCTAGCATTCAGAAACGTAATCATAGCAGAGTCAGCAACCAAACTATTCGCACTCACAGAACCGTCAATAAATAAATCCCCACTTATACCAACAGCAGAAATACCATTAACGTTACCCACAGAGAACACAGGTCTGTAATTCAAACCTGTAGCAAGTACCCAATACGTAGTATTTGTGGGAACATTGCCAGTTGACGGCAAAATACAACGATAAGTATTTGACGAATAAGTAACAAGTTCGTCAACCAAATAAGCGCGAGTTCCACTATAAACAGTTGAAACTATATTGCCGACTTGAAATGAATCTGTTGACACACGCAGTAAGCTTTTTGTGTGCGAAGCGTCTGACCAAGTAAGTGTCATTCCAGGCGTGTAAGTTGCCCCAGGAGAAGTTAAGGACATTCCTATCAAGTTCGACTGAACTAAAATTGCAGCAGTCAAATCTGTTGATGTTGCGCGAAGCAAAATTGCAGCATTTGCCGAATCCAAATCTATTTGTGCAGCCTTGGTTGCAACTGTACCCGTCAGAGCGTCCAGTGCCGTCTGGGAAGCCTTCAGCAAGATTGCCCCATTAGCACCATCAATTGCTATTTCAGCGGCGGTTGTGCGGCCCGTCAGGTTGTCAATCCTGAAAGCTTCGATTAAAATGGCAGCGTTTGCCGAATCCAGCTTAATTCGTTCTGAACTTATTGTTGTGTCAAGTCCTTGAACATCTTCAGCAGTTTCAACAACCACTCCTGATTCAGTTACAGCTCCTACAACAAAGGCTAACGGGCCTGTTATGGCCGTACCTTGTAATGTAATATCGGTTCCGTGCTGCGATATTGTAGTTTCAGCAAGGGTAACTCTACCGTCAGTAGGATTTGCTAAGTCTGCAATGTCGGCAGTTAAGGTTGCAGCCGTAGAGGTAAACGTTCCGCTTAACGTATCCAAGTTCTGTTGAATTGTGTTAACTAAATCATACAACCCTGAAATAGGACTCCAATAAGTAGTATTTGTGGGCAAGTTACCTGTAGATGGTAAAATACATTGATACGTTTGACCTAAATAATCTACAATCATTCCCACAGTGTAAGCCGTCGCGTTGTCGTACTCAGTAACAACCAAACCCGCTACAATACTATTTAAGGACTGAAGTAAGGTTTGGTTAGCGTTCATTTGACTTGCTGCTTGTGCTAAAGCATCGGTGTAAGTGGCGGTTACACCTGGGCCAACAACGCCGAGTTCAAAAAGCATTGATCTTGTGTCTAATAGTTTTAACAGAGAAGTGCTGTCAGCTAGATACGAAACAACACTAGCGTCAGTAATGTCAGGATTCATTAACTGAACCATTCTCTTAGGATCATTTAAAGCCGACCCAACTACACCTGAATTAACACCAGAAGGATACCAAGAACCTGTTTCACCAAAAACAGTATTTATTCTAGTCCAGTAATACCAAGTATCGCCGTTATTTAAATTACGATGTTTCCAGCGTTTCTCTTTTGAAGTACCTATCTGCGAAGCCACTGAACGATTATTTGTAGTTGCAGCATGAATCTCTACTTGGAGTGTATCTTGACGAGTTGTGTCAAACGTAATATCAAGATCAATTTCAAGGAATTGAGAAACTGTATTTATTGCAGTTGGAACGTCAGCAGTTGGAACTGTTGCGCTCGCTGTAGAGGCAACAAGGGATTCGTTTCCCGCCGTGTCAAACGCTTTTATCCAAAAGGTAATAGCTCCGCTTGCAGTTGGTCTATACGTGTATCCGTTACCCATTAAAGCCGCTTGAAGAACTGTCCCGGTAGCCCAGGAAACACCTGTACGAATTTCATAACCCGCAAGATCAATTTCGCTATTAGGGATCCATGCAAGTTTGACAAGGTTTCCCACAAAAGAAGCTGTAAAAGAAGCAACGTTTACAGGAGGTACATATTGGCCGACGACAGTTTTATTTAAAGTCACCCAAGATGAAAGAGTTCCTAAAGTAGTTCTTGCGCGTACCGAAACTGTATAAGTTCCAGGAGCTAAATCGTTGATTGAATAAACTGTATCAGTGGTATTTTTTACAACAACACCGTCGAGCAGAATGTCATAAGAAGAACCTGAAGCTTGCGCTGAAGTCCATGAAAGATCAAGTCTGCTTTTAGTATTGGCAACAGCAACGCCAGTGTAAAGAACTTCAGTGGCTGTAAACGAAGTGGGAGGTGCGACAACCCAAGGATCGGGTAAATTTGTAATTATGGGAGCTACGACCGGCGTACTGTCACCTGGAATCCAATTATAAATAGAATCGTCATATTCAATTAAAGAAAGGTTTGTACCTCCCAATAAAGAAAATTCCCATCCAATAACCCTGAACTTTTTAGCCATACCTAACAGGCTGTTGTAAACCGTCACAACATCCATGATTTCAAGCTTAAAAGCTTTATGATTACAAGGATACGCTAAAGTAAAAGCTTGTCTTGATTTTTCAAGAGCTATTTTAGCCAAACGTTGCGCTTCTGACGAAGTTATTGTATAAGGTAACGTTAAGTTGGCTTCAAGTATTTCACCGCCGTCAGCTGCTAAATAAGGATGCGCTACAGGAACGGTAATTGAAGATTTGTAAACAACACCGCCTCTTTGAACGGTATACAAAGGAGGATATTCCAACGAATTGTCATGGGCTTCGACAAGCACCCAATAACCATTTTCAGGAGGCGGGTGATTTGCAGGTACAGCAGCAGTTGCTTTATAAACTTTACTTACCCAAGTTACATAAGCACCAAGCAAATAAGTTGAATCGGCGTTGTATTGCAACGGAGTAGCTAAAACATCCCAATATAAAGCGTTCGGCGGCGTACTTATAAGTATTGGAACAGGAGGAAATTCAGTGTCTGCCCAATAATCGTTAGAGTTTGTAAATACACCTTTAACTGAATTGTTTTTATCGTTCTTATTAGCGCCTGTTTGAAACGAAAGACCGCCGTTTAACCACGACTCGTCAATGTCAGCAACCGACGCAGCAGGAGTGCCTGCAAAAAGCTTCCAACGCCCTTCTGAATAAACAGCATCGCCTGCGCTTGCCGTAAGCATTGTACGAACAAAACTGGCAGGAGAGCCGTCAAGAACAATCACCCCGTTCAGCGTATACCTTTTTTCAAGCGAGGATGTTACAGGCTTGTAAAGAGATTTAACCCCAGGCGTTACAGGATTGTGATTCACATCAAGCGCAATGTTGCTTTCAACTAATTGATCGCAAATGTTGGCTTTGACTATGCATTGATTCTCGTCAATCTCTTCGGCTTCAATCCCCATTCCACCTTCGTCAACAGAAGTGAAAAGATAGTCACGCTCACATAAAGCCGGATTATCACTCCACGCAATAACGCCGGTTCTGGTATCAAGAACTCGCTTGCCGCGAATTACTGTTTTTATTGTAGGTAGACCTGCTGGAAATACAGCTTCATCATAAGTCAACGTTATATGAGTATAAGCCAAACCTAAAAGTTTGTGATCCGCAGTCCAACCGCCTGCTGAAGCGGCGATTAAAGAAGCACAAGCTGTCGTTTGAGAACCGTCAAATTGTTCAATAACAACCTTACCTGTATACGGTGCTGCAATTACCCAAGAAGTTGCAGCAGACGTTACAAGCTTGTCGTCAAAATAAAACTCTTCATAACCGTCAATTTCATGGCCTGCGTGAACAAAAATTAAATGCAATATTTCATTTTTGTCGCCGGTAGATTCAGCGTAAGCAATTTGACTACCCACACGTGTACGGCCATAAATAACGTTACGAGCCGTTGTAGCGCCTTGTGATTGAACTTCACGGTCACGGCGCATGTCTGGAACAAGCCAATGTTTAATTGCGCTCCAATCACTTGCAGCCATTCCAAGCATCGCATGGGGGTCTGTGACACTTTTCCAAAAATAATCAGCTTGAGAATTAAGCCCAAGAGCATGAGAAACCGAATTGAGAGGGTCTGCTGCGTTTCCGACCAAGGCGTTTAAAACTCCACCGTGAGTCATGTCGTCCCATAATTTATCAAGAAACCCCATAGGTCAGTCCCTTGCGTCAGGCAGGAAAGCTGCCCTAGGCCAGATAATTTTCATTTGCGATATTTGGGAAATATATTCAAGACCCCGATCCCCAGGGTGAATACGTTGTTGTTCAATATCAGTTAGAAGCAATTTCCGATAACGTTCCCAATCTGCAAAACGAGATTTAAGTTGTACTGAAAAACTAGCATTTTCGCCCATAATTCCGCTAACGTCGTCTATACTACCTCTAAACAATAAATAAGGGGATGTGACTACGGGCATATCTTCTTCGTTAAGCGGTACAAAGTAAATATATGCTTTGCGATTAAGATAAGGTTCACTCAAAAGTAAGGAAACAATTTCTTCTTTAATACCCGATAAACCAACAGTCGCCCCTGAAGCTTTAACTCCTGACTCTTCTTTAGCAGGGGATACGTTAGATAACGTACCTACCCCGATGTAAGTATCTCCGTTAAATTCAATATTATTAAACCCTGAATGCCAGCAGGCATTTCCTGAATCGAAAGCTAATTTTACAAAGTAAATACCTCGAACTACAGTATCTATCATCGCAGCTGCTATTGTGGCTTCGGGATTTCTCATACCAAAGCCTCTTCAACCGCAATACTCATAGCGTAAATAGGAGTTGGTTGTACTTGCCAGCGAGCTTGTTTTGCGTCAGACAACATAAAAATACCTGTTGGATTAACAACTGATATAGCTTCATTATCGGCAGGAGAAACACGAATAGGAGGCACAAATGAAATAGTCACTTCACCTAAAGAATTTGTATTTCCATCAACAGTTACCATTTTCAATTCATCGTTAATTGTAATGTAATCACCAGCACATACCGCTGCGGTTTGATTGGCAGTCCATCCGTCCGTTACTACGCTAGAACCTGTTTGATTAACACCTTTGACAAGCGGCGTGCCTGTGCCTATGCCTGCTCTAGTATATGACGGAGGAACGAGATAAAAACGACCACTCTGCCCACGAAGAGAGGTTATAAAGGCTCTCATTACGCGAGCTTCGGCATCTTTTAAATTTGTAAAGGTTAAAGTTCCTGTCCAAATATCCCCAGGTAGTGCCAGGGTTTGAACAGCTCCGTTCAAACTCGAACGCGAGTTTTGAGTGTTTGCTTGAAGACCCCAATCGCAAGAGTTGGGGATTATTGTAGGAAACTCAGAAATTGTCATTTGTTACCTCAATACTTTATATATTCAGATACTACGATTAATTCAAATTGTCAAGCGGTTTAAGCCAGCTGCATTTGACCGCCACGTTGAGCTTGAGCAACTGCCGAAACAGCTTGAGCGCGAAGCATGGGGAGCATCTTACCTATCTCCGAACGTACTGTATCAGCAACCCCTGTCGATACTTGAATTACTTGAGTTATTGAAGTTGTACCCCCACCGCCTTGAGGAACGTAAGGGGTAATTGTGCCGCTCGCCCCTGGGGTAAACAGCTCAGGGCGTTTTTCGCCAACAATGTACGACTGACCTGCTGTTACTGGGCCACCAAATTCTCTAGCTTGATATTGTTGTGAGTCTATTGCAGCAACCTGTGTCATACCCGCAGCTACAGCAATAGCAGCAGACGCTATACCTAAAGCAACACCCCAAGGCCCAGGTGCGGCCTTAACGCCTCCTGCAAAAGCACTAGAAGCAGCCATATAAGTATTAATCATAGCCGAAGCTATTGCAAACTTTTTACCGGCTTCAAATTGCTCCTTGTTGCCTTTCATCAACATATCACCAACTTTACCAAGATTGTCACCAACAATATTACCAACAGCAGTCCAATTTGTTTCGGTAAGTTGTTTTTTTCTAGCGTTATAAACTTCTTCAGCTTGCAACATCAAATCCCATTTCTGCTGTTCGGCGCTAATTAAATCACCATTCAGATTTTTAATTGCTTCTATTTCTGTTATTTTATTTTCAAGTTCGTCGTTGATTCTAATCACTTCAAGAGCGCGTCGCTGATCGCCTTCCGATTGTTTGGTTGCAAGTAATTCTCTATCTAACTGAATTTTAATGTGTTGCATTTTCTTAGAAGCTTCAATTTCGGCTTCTAAATCTTTACCATCTTGAGGTATTGAGTATGTATTATTAGTTCTTAGACGATATTCAGAAAGAGGTGTTACTTTATAACGATCTGTTGACAAATCACCATTCATGTTATTTATATTAAACAAAGCTTTTTCTGAAGCAACTTGATTCAAACCTTCGGTTGTTTCTTTTTGGCTATTTAAATACCAAGCCGTGTCTTTAGCCGTTTTTGCTAAAGATTCAAAATATTTTATCGAACTACCACCGTGTAAATTATCCGAAAGCTTTTTGTGAGCAGAATCCAACCCGTTATACGCCGCTTTAAGATTGTCAAGACTTTCGCTTATCTTTTTTATTTGACCTTCGTAAGAGTTACCTTCACCTTTATTTTCAAAAGAGCGTAAAGAATCAACATACGCATTCCAACGGTCTGTGTAATCAGCATTTTCCGTTTCAGACCCACCTCCTGTTTTTAAGTTTTTTGGAGGTTTGATCCCATTTATTTTTGAATTAAACAACGCTTCTTTGGTTTTATCCAATGTCAAACGATAATCAGTATAAGCATCGTAAGGACTATCGTTTTCACCGCCATCATTTTTACCAATTGCTTTAAAAACTCCACTTTGAATCAACTGCTGCAACTTCAAGGCACTATCCATTTCATGCCCTTTTTGTTGTCGCATCCACATCATAGCCTGACCGCTTTGCAACGCATTTGCTTCAGGAGTATTACCTAAATGCGATGCTATACTTCTACCTTCAGCAGCCGCAGTTCTTTCGTCATATAAACCTTTACCAATAATTCCAGCACCTGCAATCATGCCTCCAACACCAACTACAGCACCACCGCCCAACGCTAAAAGTTTAGGTAAAAACCCACTTCCGGTGGCAAGATTTATTGCTACGATTGAAGTACGCATAGCCTCCAATTTTAAAATTACAGAACCGATACCGGTAGCAATACCAACCCAAAGAGCGAGTTCAGCACCAGCTTTAATTGCATCTCTAAATTCCCACATAGTAGTTACTACGATTTTTATATCTCTAAATGAGTCACGTAAATATGCTCGTATTGCAACTTTGTTATCTTCTGCCCATTTGCTGATTTCTTTCATACCCGATACTATCTCAGCAAAAGCAGGAGCCAGACCACCGCGCAATATATCATCACGGATTGTAGCCATTGTTGATTTGGTGGTAGACCACAAGTTGTTAATATCACCCTGAGCAGCAGCAAAGCCTTGTAGCATTGGGCCTATTTTTTCAAGAACATAACCGTAGTTTCCAGTTTCTTTGGCTATCTTTTGCCATTCATCTAAATGCTCTTTCAGCTTCCCGTTATCCATTCCATTTAATGCTTGAAAGAGCTGATTGCCTGCACGGTCTTCACCCTTTAGCATTGATTTTACTTCTTGGGTGTACTGCATTGCCTGATTGCTATTACCGTGAGTTAACGCTTCAATTGCATTTGCCGTATTCTTAAAACCTTCGACTTGCTTTTTGTTGTTGCTGTCAAGAATCACCCCTTGAGCAATAAATGCCCTGTTCATATCGGAAAGGTTCTGTGCAGAAGCTGATGTTTCAGCATCCATCTTCACAAGGACTTCTTGAACAGCCAAAGCATATACTTTGTTTTCCTGATAGCGTTTACCAACATCTCCGACGTTACCTTGCATTGAGGTTATCAAGGCTGCGTTGGTAATTGCAGCAGAGTTAAAGTCTTCAATGGCTTTTGCAGCAACACCTGGGGTTGAAGCTACTGCGCTCATAATGTTGTTAATTATAGAATAAAGAATTTGTATTTTTGCTATTGCCATTACTGAGGCGAGCGACCAACCACTAATTCCGTTACCGACCTCTTTAGCAGCGGCTGCTGTTTCACCAACGCCTGCATTAAACTTGGCGTTCATTGCGTTTGCTTCAGCGTGGAGCAATGTCATTTTACGCAACGAAGTTTCATCATTCAAAATCTTCTTTGCATTAAATTCTGCGTTCATCCTGTAAGCAGATGCTAACATTTCATTTTCTTTTACAAACGCATCCCCAAGTGCGTTCATCTTGGCGACGGCAGCAGCTCTGTTGTTTGCTATCTTTTTAGCGTCAAACTCAGCATTCATTCGATACGCGTTTGCTAACATTTCATTTTCTTTTACGAAAGCTTCACCTAATGCATTCATTTTTGCTATTGCAAGAGCCTTGTCGCTGGCTATTTTTCTAGCATTAAATTCAGCATTTAAGCGATAAGCCTCTTCTTGCATTTTAATTTCAGATTGCAATTTTTCAGCATTAAATTTTTGATTCAATCGCAAAGCTTCTTCGTGCATCTTCGCATCCGAACGCAAACGCATATCGTTAAACTTATCGTTCATCGTATTCGCTTCTTGCTGCGCTTGCATCTGAACTTTAAAATTAGAATCTCCTGACGAACCTACCCCGTTAGCTTTGTTTATGTTACTAAAAGCATTTTTCAAACCAGTCCAAGCACGTTCTGTTTCAGCAGCACTTGTTTCCGCACTATTTCTAATTTCATTAAATTGCTGTATGTAAAAACGTTTAGCTTCCGCTATTTTATCTTTCTGAACGCCAATACCAAAATCACCCTTTACCTGCAAAGCATTAAAGGCTTTTTGTAAATCTGAAAGTTCGCTAGACGCTATTTTATTTAATTGCTCAAAAGACTTAGACAAAGCTTTGTTAGAATCGGCACCTTTAAAAGCTAACGCTTCAAAAGTCTTAGTCGCCTTTGTCATTTTATCTTCAAAATCACTTGTCTTAGCAATTAAATTTACTTCAACATTACTAGCCATTATAACCTCCCGCTAACAATTTCTTCATTTATATATTTTTCAAAAAGACCTACAGCTTCGTCTTTTTTATTTTCAAAAGCAGGCCGCATAAAAGGGTGTGGTGTTTGACGTGAAGTGCCGTTTTCAATACCCTCTACAGCACCCTCAACAAATTTTGCGTACCAAGATTCTTTAAGCTTCACATACGTTTGTGCTTTTTTAACACCTTTTTCAGTTCTTCGTACATTTCTGGCTTTTATATTCTTTTTTAAATTTCCAGCCCAAATCTTTATGTAAACACCGTTGACCTTTAAGTTGTGAGTTAAGACAACTCTGCCATCTTTAGTAACATAACCTTCCCATTCAGGAGCTAACTGTTTAGCTTCGTCTCTAATTAAATTAGCACCTTCATTTAAGGCTTTTTGAGTGACTTGATTGGCAACTCTTTCTCCAAAAGCTGTGAGTTTGGTTTGCAGTTCCGCAAGCCCTGTTATTTGAATTGAATCTGAATAGCCGTAGCTCATACAATACCCACAAAGAAGCCTGCTTAATTTAACGTTATGTCAATTCAAGCAGGCTTCTCCTTACATACCAAAAATTTGCGATCTAATCTGTGCTGATAAAATGTCAGTGTCTTCTTCGCGAACAACTTCGTCTTCTTTACGTTCTTTAAAGTTCCTGAAATCATCAGCATTGTACGGTTCAGGTTTAGCTTTTGAATCTCTGTTCAGGTTGGCCGTCATTGCCTGAATTTGAGCATGTCTGATGTCATCCCAAATACTTCCAAACGGCTCGATGTTCATGTAGGCAAACCATTCATTCAACTGCTTTGCCGTCAAGCCGCTCTTCCCTGGTAATCTGATGCAGAACTCGCGCTTTACGCCACGCCACGTGCCGAGGGGGATTCTCAGCAACGTGGCGTGGCTTCCGGCAACCAGTTCGTCAGGGTGTCTTACGCCGAGATGGAGGCAGAGTCTGAAAAGGGCAAGTCGCTCTGGCTCCCGTCGGAGTTTTTTTCTTCTTCACCAGAAAGACCGTTCAACCGTCGTGCTGGATCAGCAAGCTTCAGAAATACATCTGAATTAAAACGTGCAAGTCGTTCAACATCAGCTTCAGTGAACAACCTGTTTCCGGCTTCGTCAACAACTGCGTAAGAAATAAGGGCTGGTGTAAAACGAGCCATATCAATTACGTCTTTACCATCAACTACTTTTTGATTCTTTGGATCAGACCAAAGTGTGATGTAATCAGCACCGCCGATCTGTGAAACAATTGCTTCGCCGTTCTTCAGTGTGACTACTTTGGTTTTTAAAGCACCTTCTTCAAACATCTGGTCGCGGGTTAAAAAACTCATTGCAATATCGCCTTTCTGACGTTTAGTATGGGAATTAAATTCCCTGTTGAATAGTTGTTGACAAACTTCAAAGTTAATGTTAAAAGTTAAGTACAGTTTGCAAATTACAGTTTCAAAAGGAGCATTAAAATGAAACGTTCAAAAGTTGACCAAATTTATTCTTTTCAATTTGTTGTAGCCGCTGAAACTTTAACAGGTACGGAATTAAGCTCAAAGTGTGAACTTATTTGCTTGGAAATGATGTTAAAGTTGGGGCTTAACCAATCGGCAGAAGCTTTTAATAAAGCTAGTAGAAAATTCTAATTATATTGACAGCCAACGATTCCTTGTCAACACCGTAACTACTTCCGATTCGGCATTTATCAGACCTCAAATTGAATTTAAATAAACTGAACAGCTTCAAGGTTTACCAAAAATTAGATTTTTCAGCCTAACTTTAAACCGCTCAAAGATGGGTTATGCCGGTGTGAGAGTTACAGCACCGTCAACGCGAATAGACAACTTGCCCGTCAGAAGCTTGTCTACACCACCTGAAGGCATGGTTGGGCATTCCTTGTAGAAACCTTGAAACGAGTAAATATCACCGTTGGGAACAACCAGCTTGTACTGGCAAGTTGTTCCGGCAACGAAGGCGACCTTAGCTGCAATCAAGCCTGGATCAGAAGCGACATACTTCATACCGCAAGAAATTGTACCATTGTCAACAATACCTGCTGAAAATTCTTTAGCGGAACTGTCAAGATTTGTCTTATCCAATTCAGAAACCGAAGCTCCTGAAGGATCAAACGTGTCAAGTTCTTTGAGCTGTGTCCAAGTTACCGGTGTTGCTGTCCCTGCACTACCGTAAGTAGTCATTGCACGAGTATCAACGTCAATGATAAATGAAGTTGTGCTTGTGACGTCAAGTACCGTTGCAACAACTCCGTTCAGTTCGGTCATACCCACAATAGATGCGAGAGTGACACGATTACCTTTCGTAAGCCCTGTACAAGTCCCAGTAACTTCACCTTTGAATGCCTTGCTGATTGCAGTGATTGTAATAGGTGAAGCCGTTCCTGTACCCTGATAAATCTTTGAACCTTGTGCGCTAATAGCTCCTGATGACATCGTGGTTCTCCTTTTTTGAACTTGATAGTTACGGCTCGTTGTCGTAACTTATTTGTGAAATACACTCCAAAACTTATGCCAATCAATTCCTTCAAATATTAATTTCCCAAGCCAACCAAGGACAGCTAGTGTCATTAAACCTATTGCATTTAAAACTCTTCGGCGTTCTTTGACAATATCTCGCATATCTCTAAACATACCGTGAGGTATTTCTTTAATAGCGGCCATTTGCTGTTCGGTCAAGCCTATGGAGCAACCTTGATTATTTACACCAACTTGAATCATGTTTGCAATAAGTTTGGCATCATGTTTAGTTAATGAATATTTACTACGTCTATTTCCTTCGTGTTCTTCAGGAAGAGTTTCTAATAATATTTCCAAACTCGCGTCAAGTTCTTGAGTTGACATTAACCCTCCAAACACAACATTAAATTTATTCTTGAATCCAAATATACCATTCAGCGTGCACGTAAAAACGTTTGGTATCTTGTTCTTTACCTTCAGTTGGAGCACCTACTGAAACGTTTTTCAAAGCTCCTACTTTTGAGTAAACATCTTCATGCGAGTCAATACATCCGTTTGCTAATACGTTGGAAGCTTGCATTGCTGCTGCAATTGCTCGCTGAGTTGCTTTAAACTCTGTGTAATCCATCGCATACGTTGAAATCTGCAAGCGTACTCTGGATATACCAGCGTCACCTTCAAGCGTGTTGTAAGACTGACCGCCAACTACGGTGAAGATTGTAAAAGTGTTTGCTACGCTTGCAATCAGACCGTCAGGATCAGGATGACCTATTGGATATATTTCATCGCCACAAACAGGCGTTAAAATCGTTGTTAGTTGTTCTTCGAGTGGGATCATAAAAGTGTAACCCCTGTCTGAGTTGTCAAAGTCACGTCACGGTGTCTTTCTTCATCATCAGCAATACCGAGAATTGAATAAGACCTTCCGTTATAAACAACTCTCATTGTGGGCAATAAACCGGCAACGTAGCGCATTGAAATCTTAACATCAGAAGCAGGCCATGAAGTTGTTGCAACTTGTCGTTCAAAACCTTTTAATGTTTCAAGATTAGCCCAAACTTCACGGTATAAATTCCAAGTTGTAACTACAGAACCATTTGCCTGTTTTACTTGAACGGGTACTTCCAACCTTACGCGATGCCTGAGTGTTCCTGACCTCATAATCTAGTAATACGATAACTTTCAAGAAGCCCATCACACAAAGTAGCGTCCAAGTTAAACACCGTACTGCGCCCCATTGCTACGCCTTGCGATTCTCTGTTTTCGTAGAGGTTTGCAACCTGCAAAGTCATCCACTGAATAATTGCTTTTGGAATATTCAAAGTTTCGGCAGGAGCGATTGGGCCATACCCACAAGTAAACTTAATCTTAACAGTTTCAAGATCGTTTAAAGTAGTCGGCCAAGAGGTTCCGTACACCGGTTGTACTAATCCAGGTTCACCACCAAGCAGAACTCTATACAGCGCGGGGTTAAGAGTTTGTTCAACTCCATCGGGGTCAATGTACTTAATTGAATCTACGGTTTGTAGCGGCGGTTTCGGTAGGTTGATTGCACCGTAAGGAAAGCAGTCAAGAGTTAATTCCCAAGTTTGGCTGACAAGAGCGCGACGAGTTATTTGTTCAGCTCGTTCGCGCACAGCTTGGATAAAAATGGCAATAGTTGAGGCTTCTGCGGAAAGATCGTCTGCACGAATTTGCCCTTGAACGTCAATGAGTTCAATAGGTTCCGATAACGGTTGTGTTGTGCAAACAAGTTTCATAGTAAACCCTCACGCCAATATGTCTTACCCATATCCGAAACGTGCAGCAATGTCAATACATTTATCCATATATTCAGATATTTTTGCAAGTCAAACAAGCAGCCCTGTAGCTGTAAAAACAATTTCTTCTTGGATCGTTTTACGAATATTTAAAACTGAACTGAAGACTTCTATTTCAAGGTAGTAGATACCGAGAGGTGGGGCTGTACTGAGAGTATAAGGAGGTACGCGGCATAGCATGTATTTTTTGTCACTGCTTACCGTCAAAGAACCTGTTTTTAAAGCAGTTCCACCAACTTTGGAAAAAAGACCCCAAGTACCTGTCCAGCCGGTAAAGTCGGTTACATTAGGGCTTTTTACGTCACGCTCAATACTGTCGCCGCGCTTTATATTTGCCATTAGTTTTCTCCAATATTAAGCAGGAATTACATTTAAAATAAATCCACTTTGAGATGTTAAATTTAAATCAGGCGCTGAAACATCCCAATTAGTGTGTGCTGAAGAAGTAAACTCGTAAACAGAATTAGTTTGAAACGAATAAGGCGTTGTAGATACAAGCAATAAAACATAGTCAGCAGGTAATCTGATTATGTTAACAATACCTATTTGCATATCTACTAACAACAGTTCGTAAGTATTAACGTGGCCTGAAGCATCTACAGACAGTTCGTAAGGATTTGTTATTTGCGAATTTGTGTCAACAAAAACTAAAACTGAAGTAGTAATTTGAGTCGTTGTGTCTACTAATTTTTGAACTGAAGTTAAAACTTTTAAAATAGTATCAGTAGATATATCGTTTGCTGTTTTTACAGTTGCAGACAAATCACAATAATTAATAAAACTTGAATGCAATACAGAAGAAGTATCAAAGGTACTGCTTAAACTAGATTTAACGATACTTGTTAAATCAACATACTTTAATTCTTGGTTGGAAATTAAAGATTTTAAGTCAACATATTTTGTTGAACTTAACTTTATTACAGCGTAAGTATCTGAGATGTTAAGCACTGAATTACTAATTACACCAGATAAATCTGTAGTGTTTGTTATTGTCGAGCTAACAACAGCAGATAAATTAAAATAAGATTCAATCGCTGTTGTTTGACTACCCCAAGCTGGGTAAAGAGCTAATAACATTATCGGTCAAGTAGCATAGTGCGTAGAAATGATGTAGATGACGGCAACAGCATGTAGTAATACTCAAGGCCATCTGGGGTGACGATACACGTTGCTTTATCGCCTACTACCGCTGCGCCTGTAGGATAAATGAACTGCGTAAACGCTGGCTCAAGCGAGTTCTTAGCGGGGTTGCCCTCGTAAATTCTCATTGTTGCGTCTTTCTGAATCAAGAGCGTGGTTTGCTTCCCTCCGATTGAACGGCTGGCAACTGTAGTGCCTGTAGTGAACGTCTCAGTCGATGGGTAAAATGTCTCTGTTGCCCAGGCATTCGCCACAAGATCGTATATATACGAGGTTGCTGTCGCACCTCCACGTAGGCACCACAACTTATCCGGTGCGTATGCAGGTAGCCATTTTAATGCACAACCCAGACCAGCTGATCCTGGCAGTGCTGGAATAGCAGGGTTGCCACTGTTCGCGCTTGTAGTGTACCAAAGGTTTGCGCCTTTATTGTACCGGTACATAACCGTCGCGTTGCTACCTACTAGATATATCTGCCCGTAATAGAGTGCTGTTGCGGCTGTGCTTATTGTGTAGAGTGCTGCGGCAATAGTAATTGATACTGCTGATATAGCAGCTGCGGCTGTTAACACTACAAACTGCTCAACTGTTATAACTGTGCCGCTCGCCATACCTCTGAATAATGGGTAAACAGATACGCTGGTTGCGCCTGCCGATGCCGCAGCTGACAGGATCACGTCATCGCCTCCGGCAGTCATCAAGATTGTGCCAACCCCGATGCCTTGCGGGAGGGCTGTTACTGGAAGCGTTGTTTCGCCTCTTGATACTGCTGCCGAGAGAGTTATGTCAAACGTGCCAAACCGTAAACGCGCTCCTGCGGGGAGTGCTTCAGGTAGTGCCGCTACTGGTGCTGTGGTAGCACCTACTGCTACGTCTGCACCTAACGTGATAGTACGCAATACTCCTGCGTGATAACCACCCTCCCATCCGTTACGACTAGGGCCAGGATGCATCAAATAACAATCTGTGGCGAATGCAGCGGGGATGCCGACAGTGCTAAGTGCAGCACTCCATGTGTTAGTGGCAACATTATAACGGTATAGGTAACAAACAGTCCCGTTGCCCACGAACAGATATACAGCTCCGAACGTGCGGCCCGACCATTGACCACCTTCGCCCTCTGTGTACGTCATATTAGCAACTGTGCCTGTCTGAGTAGGGGGTGTTGCTAACTGCTGGTAAGTGTCATTCCAGGTGTCGTATCTCCAAAACTGTGCAGCTGTTGCTGATGTCTGGAAATACTCATAAATGTACCGTTTGTTATCATCGACAATGTTAGTTCCCGCAATGCCCGTTGCGGGAGCAAACATCATCTGTTCCCACTCTGGTAGGTTTGTGACTCGTATGTTATCATTTATCATGTCCATTTAAGGTCTCCGTAGGTTGCGCTGCGTGCCACACGCCGCAAGTTGCCGACTCACTATCATTGCTGTTGCAGGTTTACCCATGTCACTAAAGCCTATGTTTCCGGTGGTCATAGTACCTACAGTCGTCACGACCCCACTGCTGACTGATACCGAACCAGCTACGGCTGTTCGTAACTGTCCTGACACGTCGAAAGTGAGACGGTTTAATGTGCGGAACAAGCGGCGCAAGAATGTGTCTGATTGGCCTGCAACTACTTGCGTTTCCTTACCATCTACACCGGTTTCAGTACGAGTAACGTATTGATTATTATCACTACCCTTTATCGGTATCCCATTCATCATCACACCTCTTCTATCTGTTCATGAGCTATAATAATCTGTTGGTCAAATAGACTACACCTACCGTCCTCGTCAATTTCTACAACACGATCAACGGGCAAAATTGCTTCCAATTCTTCTGGTTGCCCTATTTTGATTTTAACGCTTCTTATCATCAGAAATTCCCCTTATACTGGATTTTCAGTGCTAGTTATTCTAATGTCAGGGGTTGAATAAACTCCGGTAGCAACTGTACCGTCGTTGGTTACTACACCCCGAACATATACAACATGATTGGCGTCAGCGCTAAGCCCGTTCAAATCAGCAGGCGTTACAGTATCCAACCACGTACTGTTATCAAGCGACAACTTCCAATCAATACCTGTTTGTTCGTTAACAACAGTTACTGAAATTCCAGTGTACTTAAAAGTTGTAGCAATCAGATAGGTTGTAACAGTCGCTGTATTGGAAGTACCACCTGTGTTATCAAGCGTAGCTGATATTACTACAGGATCAGTACCGTCACCATTGCTGTAATAGTCATAAGCAGGTGTATTATTTTTAGCAAGACTTAACATGAATACCTCCGACAAATCTTTTTCAGTAAGCAAAAACCGGATTTAAACGTAAAATTAAATCCGGTTTCAATTCACTGAAACTACATCCCTTGAACGCTTGCGGTTCCAGCCCCAAGTACCAAACTAACTTGAGTTATTGCTGAATTAGTGACAAAAATTGCCACTTCAACATTCGCCGGAAGTGGCATGGTTTTGGTGCTATCGCTGTTGAAGTAGTAAGTGCTTGCAGCCGAAGCGACTACTTTTAGAGCAAGCCAACCTGTAATATCATCATCTGCACCAGAACCTTTTTTAAATACTTTAGTTCCAGTAATTGCAGAGTTAACTTGTGATTTGGCAGGATCGGGAATAAAGCCTTGAAGTTTCATTCCATCGGAATCTCTTGGTAACTGAGACATTATAACTCCTTATGCTGCGGGTGTTCCCCAAGTAGCGGCTTTGGCTGAAGCAACTGCTGTAGGCTTCACAGGGGCCGCTACAGTAGCCTTGACAGGTTCAGGGGATACTGCGACCTTAGCTGTTTCTGTCGGCTTGATAACGGCTCGTTCAGGAGCTGTGATAACAGCTTTCTCAGCAGGAGCGACAACTGATTTTTCAATCAAGGTGGCAACGCCCATCTTGATCCAATATTCGCCTTCTTCGTCGCACACATTGCGCTTCTGACCTTCAACCCAATTCTCAGAAGAAACAGGGCCGCATTTTGTGGTAAGCATTTTGATTTTCATTTTAACCTCTTTCCAAAATCAGCGCCCCGAAGGGCGCATCATTATGCAAGTCGTAGAGCGTAAATGTATCCGGTTGTGTTTGTAGCGTTGTTGTTGGTGATTGCTACGGTAGCTTTCAACGCAATGCGGCAACCTGGGGTGAGTGTTGTTCCGGTAATCGTGAAAGCATGTTCGGCTGTATCGGCGGCAATTGTGATTGCAGCAGTAGCACAAATATCAGCACCAGCAGCACCAGCGTCAGTTGCAAGACCTGCAACAAGATCAACGGTAGCGAGGCTGACAGTTCCGCCCGAAGTTGCGTAACCAGCAGCAATGTAGGCAGTTACGTTCGTACCTGCAACGTAGTCATTCGGCAATACAATGTCATAAAGAACATCGTTGGTTTTGGCGTTGTTGTTTGAAACTGTTCCAGCAAGATTAAACGTGTTGGTTGCCGAAATAGAAGGAATAAAATCAGTTGCAACAGCAGCCGCTACGAGAATTGGAGCGCCTGTTGCAGTACGCCCTGAAAGAAGCGGAATACGAAGATTCAGGCCACGATCAATCGAACCACCCGCTTTAACTGTAATCTTTCCGCCGTTGGCAACAACCAGTTCGTTGCCACCCTGTTTACGATATACTTTGCCGTTGTATCCCATGATAAAGCTCCTTTTACAAGAGGGCCGTTGCCAGCCCTCTCCTTCAGTTAATAGTTAAGTTCAATTCCGAATTAAGCAGTACCTTCAGCAGGAGAAACATGCAGTTCACCGGAAACTCCTGTTCCGTGAGTTGCGGGTTTGACGCGACCGTTATACTGAACAGCAAGAGCTGCACAAGTTGAAGCCTGAGTTGCGCGAGCAACGTACAGACGCACATAGCGACTCTGAGGCTTTACAAGGTCGATGTAAAAGGTAGTGTTGTCGGCGGTGTCAACAACAGTCTGACTTGTACCTTCGAGGTCGGCAAAATCCCCGTCAACGTCGGTAGGAGCACCTTGAACTTTGATCGAAGTTGCCGCGCCGGAGGTAATTGGACCGAAAGGAACTACAAAAGTTACGCCTTCGTAATTAGACATATCAATCGTCGAGCCTTTGATGTCAGTTGAACCTGACGCGCCAGCAGCAACAGTCACAACCTGGCTAATTTTAGTATTTGCACTGAGGTTTTCCATATTGTTTCTCCTTGTAGCCGCTCAATTAAGAGCGGCTTTTAAGTTTAAATGTTAATTAAAAAATACGTTTCAAAACTACCCCAACTTGATTCTGCTGAAGGCTTCACTGAGGGTTGGCATTCCGTCTGTTTCCATACGGGCGATAAAACCGATCTGATTGTTCAGAGCAAACAGCTCGTTCAATCTTCGGAACTGAAGTGCGAGACTGTCTGCAATCCAGTAGTGTGAGAAGTCTGCAAACATACCCACATACTGACCTGTGGTGAAAGTGTTAGGTGCATATTCAGACATCATCAGGGGGCGACCGAGCAGCATATCAGGCACACCGGATTTGTCGGAAAGGTCAAACATATAACGACCATTGCCGTCTTTGAGCTGTGCGAGCTGTTTGATAGCGTCACGGTGGAACAGCCACTGTGCTGTGCTCATGTACTGAGCCTTCAGGCTGTACTTAACAGCAATCAGGTTGTCTGCGGTGATTTCCGTTGCGGTATTGCCTTCGGAAATATCGCGAGAAGTAGGAACGCCATCAGCACTTGCAGTGAATACACCAAGAGCCTGCTGCGAGCCGTTGCCGGTCAGGTAGGCCTTCTCCATTGCCACGCCGAACTTGTAGCCCATACGATCATTGACAATACCTTCAACCGGCAGAGCGGAGTTACGCAGGAGAGGTTCGGAAACCTTAACCATTTTGGACAGAGGATGTGGTTTCAGTTCACGCTTGCCAAATTCCATGTTGGTGTCTTCGCCGACAGTTCCAACTTCAGGAGTCCAATCAGCATCGCCAACATCGGTATCAAGGGTAGGAACGCCGCAAGACATCGAACCGTTGAGAGGGATGATGGTAGCAAGTCCACGCATAAACACACGGTTCTTGACGTTGACCAGGAGCTGATTGACAAATTCCTGTGGGGTGAGAGTAAAACCACCCTTGATGTCAGTACCGGCAGAAAGACCGCGAGTGGTAATCAGCTCTTTGGTGAGCGAGTTCAGTTCGTCAATGTTCAGATGACGCTCACCCTGCAAAATCATCTTGCGGAAAGCGTCAGCCCGAAACTCATCCCGAGGGTCTGCACCTTTACCGCGTGTGTCAGCAGCGGCAGCAATTGCTACAGTTGCCAGTTCCCGCTCAGTGTCCTGAAGACGAACTTCGTCATCAATCTGAGCTTTGTACTTAATCGAATCGTTCATGTAAAGATCGAAATTTGATCTTTCCTCAGCACTCAGGGGGCGACCCGCTGCATCGGCGGTGTCTTTAATCTTTCGTGCTTCTGCTACTGCCGTCCCGCGAAGATCGCGGAGTTCGTTCAAAGTTGCCATTTGAATCTCCTTTTATTACTTAAAATTCCCTCGCGGGTTTACAGCTCTGCTTAATACAAATAGTTCATCTTCATCAACGTGGCTTTGTCGGTATTTGGACACGTTAAACACAGGCATCTAGGCTTCATACATTTGGTGCAAGTACCTCCTTCAGATTTAGTCATAAGGGTACAATTTTTAACATTTTCGCAAGTTGGGCAAAGACAACCTTCTTCGTTACATTCCTCACAAGTGCCTATTGTGTTGTAAGAAGCGTAACCCATGTCTACCCGTTTTTCAGGAGAGCCTTCGGAATCATGTTCGGCTAACATTAATTCCAATTCCAAACTTTCCATTTCCATTTTGCGTTGTTCTTCCAATTTATCTGCGGCGGCTTTTGATTCAGCAGCTTCTTCAACATCAATCTGAGAGTGCATTGAACGCAGAGCGCAAGATGTATCTACGTAAGCAGGATACGTCACAGGACTTGCATCATACAGCCGTGATATAGTATGAATAGATCGAATAAACTGACCTGGGTTTGCGCTATCGCGTTCCCAACTATCACCTTTCGCAGCTACGTTAAAACCAAAGCTACAGTTTGTAATGTCGCCCCGTTGCATTGAAATTTGCAAGTCGCGTGAGTACGTTGTGTCGGGCGGGTCGTTCTCAAATGCTAAACCAACGTCGTCTTCCTTAATTCTCAAAGTACCTGCCAAAGTACGCCCCATGATGAGATTTACATCATGGTTGAATAAACTACGCACGTCAGACACTGGAATTGCTGTTGCAAAGCAACCTGGCATTAGTTGCTCGCGAAAGTAAATCTGCTTACCGTCAGCATCTTTCATCGGCATTACTTCACTAAGACTATTAAACTTTGCAGCGTAACCTCTTATTGTCGGAGTTCTCTTTCCAATGGAAGGAGGTTCTATACGCAGTTCTGCTGCATAGGTTCTTCGTTCCATTTCAATTCCAAAATCTCTAATTTCAGGTTTCATAAAAACTCCTTTATTCTGAAATTTGAACAATCAAATAGTTCTCAATTCCAGAATTTACAATCTGCTTTATATTTTCTTCAATTTTGTTAAGGTGTGATTCTTCTTCTTCAAGAATATGCTCAAGCAACCTACGTGTACCAAAGTCGTTGCTTGCCATACAAATCTTAATACCTTCAGCGTAACCAGCAATAGCGTTAATCTCAGAAGTTTGGTCAAGAGGAAACATTTCAACAACATCTTTACCCACAGTTACAGGAGCAACTATTTCAAAGATTGGAGTACCTTCGAGAAAAAGAATACGATCAATAAGTTCCTGAGCATGTTCGCGTTCTTGTTCAGCACGTTCTTTGATGTAAGCTGCAAGTTTAGCGTAGCCTTGATTAGCCACCATACTTGCATGAGTAGTGTATTGAACATAAGCAGCATGTTCTTCAGCCAAACGAGCGTTTAGCATGTTGATTATATCGCCGGAAACTTTCATGCAAATATCTCCTTTTTCTTTTCAGCAAGAAGAACAAGCGCGTCATGTGAAAGAAGAGGTTTAAGATAGTTCAGCAAAGAATCGTACCGAAGTTTAACGTTAAAAATTTCCTGCTGAAGTTCGGCCACTGTAAGTTCGGGCTTTACTTCTTCAACTATTTTAATTTCATTCTTTGCCATTATTTTTGTCCTCCACTTTTGGTTCAACTTTAACTTCAGGCTTAGCTATAGGCTCAGGCGGATTCAATACGTTCTTTGCCGCCTGTATACCGCTACCCATATAAACAGCATCACACTCTTCCATTGCATAAGGGCTTTCACCCTCTTTACGTTTAATATCGTTCGGTGTCAGAGAGCCTGTATTTAAACGCGCCTGATAGTAACTTGCTCTTGCTGCTGTATCGCCGCGCATAAGTTCATCAAAGTCAAAGTTGAAATAGTAATCTTGTTCTGAGTCGTAAAGCAAATCTACTTTAAGACGCTGTTCAAAGTTTTCAAAATCAGGCTGCATGTTCAAAGTTATAAACATTTGCATGATTACTTCAGCACTGGCAAACGTTTGATTCTTGTCGCCCGAACGATGAATTAGCATCATTGGAATATCTAAATATGAACAGATGTCCTCAACTTGAAATTTTCTCGATTCAATAAATTGGCTGTCTTGCATCGTCATACTTAAACTTGAAATATCCATTCCATTTTCAAGTATAATTGTTCTGTGGGAATTAGCCGCGCCTGAATATTGGTCAAGTTGTTTCTTCAGTCTGTCAAACGCCGGATCGTCCAGTTTAGCAGGGTGAGTAAACACCTTGCCAATTTGAGCGCCGTTCGTAAACAATCGCGCTCCCTGTTCTTCCATTGCCATTGACAGGCCGACAGATTCAGCCATTAAACGTATTAACGTCTTGCCCACAATACCGTTGGTTGACGTATTCCTGAAATGTAATATCTCGTCAGCGGTGTAGATTTCACTTTGAGCATTCACCGCAAAATACTGATAGAACAATTTAGAGCCAGCAGGCGGCGTTGGGCTGCTGTCGTTCAGGTAATAGGTGATACCGGCAGGCGTGATAACAAACGGCCACATTCTATCAGGATCAAGCGGCACAAGCTGATTCAGGCCGCGTCCTGGTGTACTTATCTTCAGATTGTAGAAGTTGCCGCGTAATTGAAGATGTGTCATGCCGGTTAAGCGCCACTCGTACGATGTCTGCCAAGCGTTAGGCTTCAAGTGCATCTGCTTGTATAGTCTATGCGACTTTGCTATCTCATGACCGTTTCCAGGCAATTCCTTCATAACATGCAGCGGTAACATTGCGAAGGCTTTACCACGACGATTCATGCAAGCCCATACGGTAGAAATCTTTAATGCTGTGTCGGAGTTAACATTCTGGCCTGAAGCCGTTCCTGCGGTGCCGCCGAACATACCTGCTAACGCCGAATCGCCGCCGTTGCTAATATTTACGGAAGGCCCAACTGAAGCACGAGTTTCAAAGAGCGAACTGAGAAATCCCATTAGTTTTCACCAATAGGCTTAGCTTTAGCAATAGCCTCAGCGCGAGCTTTAACAAGCGCCGTAGCAATAAGCATGATACCGAGTACAATGTATGAACTGGGGATTGAAAGCTGATAGACGCCGAAAAAGACGGCAATTATTCCAAGAAGGAATAAGCAGACAGACATGTCGGGCATTATGCGAAGAAGTTTTTTGAACATGGTTTCCTGGTCGGTTATTATCCGGCAAAGGTAACAGTTTGTTTCGGCAAATCTCGCTTGTAGTTAAGCGGAACTCGTTTGTTGGATATTCAAGTATCACTATATTCAGATAGTGTCAAGATTTATTTTTACCACCCCAAAAATTTTTCTTTCATAACATTCATAAATCTTTGTGTTAAAGAAGTGTTCATCTTATAAGTCATAGATCGAATGTCACTAAGAGCTTTATTTACATCACGCATACAATCATCACAAAGATCATTAATTTTGGCAGTCTTATACGTATCGGTAAGTTGCTGCAACGGAACTCCGGTTTTACCACAAATATCGCAAGCCATTTAGTCCTCCTTTCCTTTACGGATATTCAGGCGGCTCAATTGGGCCGTACCATTCACCACCATAAGTCGGCAAACTAATCACTTCATCGCCGTCGTCAACTACAAGCTGACCGGCAGAACTTAACGAAACTTCTACGCATTCTTTTACCGTTCCGTTAAACATCTTCCACCAATACCAACCCTCTTGCGTCGGTAAGTCAGAAGTCCATTTAAGAACAGGTTTGAGAACTTGCAAAGTCATACCTTGTTCGAGAATTAATGCTTTGTGTCCTGGCGCAATGCGTTCAAGTGTCGCTTTTAAATGCTCATACAATTTGTCGCTACATTTACCTTGATAATTCAAAACTAAAATATCGTCAGGCTGTAGTTGCAAACTTGCAATTTTGTCAATTTCCATTAGCACTCCCCTTTCTCGCTCAATAGCGTTTGCCCACAATTAACACAAAGTATATCGACATCGAAACGCCGATAGCCGACTAGAATACCGCATTTAGTGCAATGAATTGCTACCACTTTAGTTATACCTCGAACTGTAACTTTTAAATTTGGCATTTGAGGTTTGAACATACCAGCTACGTATTGCCCGATTTTCATATTCAAATTCCTTTCTCACTCCAAATTCTCAAGCATTTCTTCAACATCATCGTGATAAAGCTAATGCGGCCAAAACAGAGCGTCGCCTTTGCAATCGCCTTCAACTTCTACGTCAGCCCAACCAACACATTCAGACGTTGCGTAGCAGGGAAAGTGCGTCGGCTCTTCAAGATCATCTGCGTCAGGAAACCATAAATCACGCCAATCCATAAAATCATTATGATCTTTCAGCAGTGTTAAGAATTGCATTTCCATTTCAGGACTCCTTTTATAAATGTTCTATAGTTTCAATTACATCAGTTGTATAAATAATAAAAGTTTTAACTATAGGCTCTGCAACTTGAAATTCAATCTTTTCAAAGCCCCTGAAAGTTTCAATCAAGTCTTGAGGTCTTTTGTGATAAGAAAACTTTAAAGAATCTTCTGCGACTTTCATTGTAGAGCAAACGGCTAGCAAACTACCAGATTCTTTTATAATAGCAACTTTCATGTCAGTTCTCCTTTAAAGCTTCGTGTATTCCGTCGTGAATTAAGTCTAAATCACTCTTCAAAGTTTGTTTAGCTTCAAGCCAAGTTGGGCCACCATTTCTTGCGGCAATGTCACGCAAACGCCGGTCTGCTGTTTCCAACGCAGCGCGATACTTCTTATTTTCCTCAATTAAATTTTGGCAAATAGCTTCGTGAGTTTTAGCTGATTGCTTTGCGTCACGCAGTTCGTCTTGAAGGCCCATTCCAAATTTCCTTTCTTAAAATGTAGTGTCAAACTTGTGAGATAACTTGTGGAATAACTTATAACACAAACTACGTTGCAAAGCAAGGATTAAATTACGCGTAATATCTCCAACTGTCCCTTCGCGGCTCGCGCATTGTATGAATCTCCCGAATCGGTATCGTAAGTCATTATACGTGACAATCCTGTGATACAGGCCACGGCTCCGTCTATTTTCAATCCTTCACTTTGTTTCGACGGATAAGCATACTTAACATTACCGCCGCTTTTACCTTGTCGTCTTATAACGTTTCCAAACATCCAAGTCAATACTTTATTTCCATCATGTAGGAAACATCCATCGACAATCATCGCTTCGCACTCTTTCATAGGTTCAGAAAGCATCGCTGGCGACTGATTACATTCGATACATTCACCCCCAAACCACTTTTGAATGTTCTGTATGAGATACGCCGCTTCCTTCGGGTCAAACACAATTTCACTCACAATAAACAATTTACAAAGTTCTTGTAAATCTTCTTCTACCTTTTGAAAGTCAGTTCGCTCACCCTCAGTTACCGTAAGCAAGCCTTCGTTTGCCCACAATTGATAATGATTATTTTCCTTCTTCAGCACGGTGGATTCCGGCAAATAAAATTTACTAAATGTCATTGTTCGCTTAGAAGATTTACGCTGCCAGCTACAACCACCTTCGGCATTGTTCTTAGAGCAAATGTATGTTTCGTTTTCCCATAGAACTTGCTCGCCGCAACGAGGGCATATTTTGTATTGCATGTCTTCAAGTTCAAACATTATTTCAACAGCTACGATGTCGATCTTGCTCGCAAGGTCAATTGCAATAGTTGCTTTTTTACCTAAGAATTGTTCAATTTTAATATCAGGTCTTGCATTTTCATTCCACTTATTCATATCGCACCACATTGCGCCTGCGTTGGCCCAAACGTTGCAGTGCTTCGTGAGCAAAATGGCCCTCTGTGAAAGGTTTGTCATCGCATCTTGATATTTGCCAAGTAGATATTCTTCATTTATACTTACGCCTAAATTCGGGTTGGCTTTGCGCCATACTTCAAAGTCACGCCAATCGTCATCAACGTCAATACCAAAGATCATTACAAAAACATTTTCCTTTTCTAACGTCCCTTCCAAAATTTGAATTGCTTCAAGTTCAAGCTCGTAACAGAATGAAGAAATGTTAATTCCAGCAGTCGTGATGGCCACCAAAAGTGGGGCTTCGCGAGCACCCATTCCGGTGTCAAGGCTGTCATATAAAGCCCTTGAGGGGTGCTCATGCAGCTCGTCACAAATTCCGCAGCTCGGTGAACTTCCGTCTTTTGGCGTACCTATAATAGGTTCCATCCGGCTAAGATCGTCTGCCCGATATATGCTAGTGGGGTTGCGAATTGTACCCGCAAGAGTGAGTCCAAATGCCTCCTTCAGGTCGTTGTCCATGTGAACCATGCTCCATGCAGGGGCAAACACCATTCCCGCTTGTGCTTCAGTTGTCGCAGCGCAGTAGCATTCCGCACCATTCTCTCCATCAGCGAAGGCCATATAAAGACCTATCCCCGCTGACGAAAAGCTATTATGGGTCGGTACAAAATGTCTTCCTGCCAAATATAGATTGTTTTTTGAATCAATTGAAATGCATTTTACCGGAACAGATTCGACCGGAACAACACTCCTAATAATTCTATGATGGTGACGAATTGATTGAGCACTACCTATTTTCAATCGTTCGGATTTTCTACCTAAGCCGAATACATCTAACGTAGGCGACCATTCAACCCTCCACACTGATTTGCCAGTCAACGTCAACCTTGTGAGGCATTGTTTGCGAGCTTTTTGGCCTAACGAAACAGCAAGTTCTAAAACAGATTCGATTAAATTTTCATTTGTATTTTCAAAATTCACTTGTCCTTGAACTGTAATTGTACCATCAGTCAGCATCAATCCGCGCAGCAAGTCCATACGTTGCTCAACAGAAGACCTTAAATATTGCTGAGGTACGTGTTTGTTATTTACTACACCTATATCAAAAAGTTGGCGCAATAAACCCGTTACAGTAAATTGAACAGGGTCTGATATTGTAGTCGTCAAATAACCCCTGCGATGAAATTCTTCTCGAATTAAAGATTGATCCCCGTTAAGATGATCAGCCGCTATACGAGCAGAACCGGAGGAACTAGAACCATCTCCCAGCCAAACCCCTAAAATGAAAGGGTCTACTTCAAGATTTGCTTCAGGCATATTTATCGAACCACACACAGGTATGGAATGATTTTTATATCCAGGCTTAACGTCAAGTGTTTTTAAAATTTGCTCCGTATCAATAGTATTGGCTTGTTTACCGCGAGGTGATTTCCACGCAGGCCAATCTGAAGGGTAGTTTTTAATACCTGAGTTTGATATAGCTTGGCGTGAACCGGCGTCGAAAGTAGTCCACAAATGTTCTTTGTCAACAACCATCGAGCTGTTATCATCAAAAGTTACTTTAAAACATTCCTTATCATAAGCAACAGGGCTTGCGTTAAGTACAGTACAAATTTCACCACTTTCATCAAACAACAAATCCCCAACTTTTACTTCACTCATAGTTGTCCAACCTAAAGGTGTTGGAAGAGGGGTATTGATCGAAATCGCCTTGCCATTCTTTCGAGGTATTTTTAGATACGCTTTATTAAATCTTCTAAATCCTGTAGATTTTTTCTTCCATGCAAAAAGACAGAAGTGATAAAAAATCTGGTGAGGTTCTGGAACAAAAAGCTGGCCTCGCCATTTTCCTTTTGAGTGGCGCAACTTCGACAAAAATTTGACGTGCCTAATACCGGCCCTATCGTCGCAATAATAGGGGTAGTCAGGATCGTCCTGTTGAGCCAAGTTATTCAGATGACGTTGGCATGACAGCTTTTCTAATTTACAAGCTTTCCTATTGGGCAAAGTGTCGTTCAAAACATCATGACAATATTGCAATGCAATTTCGGCGTAATTCATAACACTCCTAAAATAGCACAGCCCCAACAACGTGGATAGACGATGAAGGGGCTGGCAGCAACGCAAGTTATACTCGCGTATTCGTGAACAAGTCCTATCCGACCTGTTAATTTATGTTGAAGCTTTGTAACACAACTTTAATACTTTGTCAACCAGTTTCGTCAAGGTCTGCAAAAGCATTTTTCACCGCTTGTTTTTTCTCAACTTTCACCGAACGCTGCGCCGAGGGGGAAAGTCCAAACTCGCGCAATATGTCAGTACAAGCCTTGCGTTCATCCTTCAGCATTTGCACTTCCGGCCTGGAGCGGATCATGTTGTTACCACTGAGATAAGTAAGGCCACGATACACGCGCTGCAACTCGCCGGTTTCACGGTCTTCTACTTCATCGTAGCCGCGCAAGAAGGCATCCAAGAATATAGCAAGTTCTTTATGTTCGGCGTACAAGGCAAGCATTTCAACGTGAGAGGCAGACGGCGGGTATAGTTCAGCTATCGTTTCAACCAAGTTATCGAAGATAGCTTTGGCGGCTTCAGAAAGACGCCCAGGCGCTTCAGGCCAATCCTTTGAGGGGGAGGGTTGATTATAGTGGCGATGTTGGTGGGCCTTGTCCACGATTGCCAAATGTGTGGGCGTTGGCCGTCTGCCGCCGCCGCGATTTGTTCCCATTAGATAAACCTATCCTTTTTCGTATTTCCAAACGCACCGTCTTCCTTGGCCGTTTTTAATGAGTGGTCGCTATGGCAAAGCGACTGGTGATTGCTAGGCTCCCAAAACAAAGGATCGTCAGGGCCGCTGACAGGAATGATGTGATCGACGCACTCAGCCTTCGTAAGTTTGCCGCGCTCAAGGCACATGCAGCAAAGCGGGTTATTAACCCTAAATTGCTTACTGTAAGTTGACCAGCGACTACCGTAACCCCTACTTGCCGAAGTGCCGCGCTCTTTATCGTATTTGATTCTTTCAACTCGAACTTCAGCTTCTTTCTTAATTGTATGCTTTTCACAATAAGGCGTTGTGCCAAGTACGCCGCAATTTGGCGAGCGACAGGGGCGTCTTGGAGCTGCTGGCACGTCAGTCTCTAGGTCGAATTGTATTGCGTTTAATCAAGAAACGAGCCTGAATCAACCTGCCTTCTTTTGCCATGTCGTCAAGTTCATCCCATTCGATAAAGCCTTTTGTGGGAACGTCACGGCGAACAATGCAATTCTTTTCAACAGCTTCTCGGCCTGCTTCATGCAATTCTTTTGCGAGTTCTTCAACGGTTAATTCTTCGTTTAACGGGTACATTTTCAATTCCTTTCTTAGCAATGACCAACGTAATTAACATACCAAAAGAACGGCACGTAAATCACGTCTTTCTCATATTTGAAGTACGTTGCACTCACGGTTTGCAATCCTTACCTTTCTTCGCTAATTCCAAAAGTTTAGCAGCAGCTTCATTACCAAAGCACAACTTTTGTTCCGAGAAGGTCACTGATTCCTTCGGCTGTACTATCTGCACTGTGTTGCTGTCCAGAACTATCTGAGGCTGTTCCCGTTGTAGGCAGACTGACATCAGACAGCAGCCTATCTGTGTACCTGTTAATAGCAGTAGCATCGTCAGTTGCAATAGCCTTACGGAGTGTTTGACGTTCAGCATCTTCAGCCTCTTTCTTTCGTTCAGGACTACTCGCTTGCCACGCATCTAATATGAACGGTACGAGGTAAGCGAGTATTGAGAGAATTGATACCCACATATTATGGATTAACTTGTAATGGAGCACTCGCCAATACAGATCCTGTAACATTGACGACGGGCAAAGTGGCGGTAATTGCAGGCACAACACCAACCGCCGCGTCACCAGTAGCACCGACACCAGGCAGCATAGCAAGAGCTGAAGTAACAAGACTCTGAGCCTGTTCAGGAGATACTTTAGGAGCCATCTGCATAACGTAGGCAATAGCGGAGTTTAACTTATCGTTGCTACTTAAAGGCTGTGCCTGCTTTGCATAATTTGCAGCCTTCTCTTGAGCAAAAGCTACACCTTGAGCAGCAAGTCTATTCAAATACTCATTATTGGTAGTCAAAGCTTCAATTTTAAACTTTGAACCAATATACTTAGCAGCCCAAGAAACAAAACCGAGTACCAACGCGCCAAGAATCGGAAGAATTGTTTGACTCAGAAGAGTTGACAAAGTATCCCCGAACGGAACGGAAGGGGCAGGAGTAACTACAGCGTCAGCACCAAAACAAACTGTTGCAAAAGCAAGAATCACAAGTACAAATAAACTTTTCATTTTAAATCTCCTTTATTGTTTGTTGCTTAAAACTTTATTATTCGCCAGCAGCGTAATGAGCGTTATGACACGCGACACATACTAAAACTCTTTCGCCGTTTGGTTTGTTTATAGTTAAAGTCGGTGAAGACTCGGTAAATTTAGTTTTACACTTCTTGAAGAAGTGACATTTCTTTCCTGTTTTGTCATTTGGTACATTTGCCATTTACAACGGCCCCTGTTGAACATTGTTAATTTCAAGTTGTTTCAATCTTTTACGTTCACAAAAACCGCAAGTTTCACATTTACTAGGAGCATCTTTAACTTTAAGTTCTCGAATGTTAGTCACAGTACAAACGTGATAGTCATCTGCCATGTAGCGACTCCAATAATTCCAGTTTGCTATTTCAGCAATAGTTTCGTTAAGATTCGGAAACGTCTTCATCTAAGGTGCACAGTTGGCAATCGCAACAGAAAACTTCAGGGTTATAATCGCAGCGTTTGTGGGCCATTACTTAAAACCCTGAACATAAACTGTTTTTCCGCCAACTTTAGTCGCAGTTAAACATTGCTTGCGAGGGCTGTTATTTGAAAATCCAATATGTATCCACCCGTTTTCCCCAAATTCATAAATTATTTGGTCATAGCCTACTACGTTTTGCGAACACCATTCACAAACTTCCTTAATACCCCTTCCTTCAACTGTAAAGTCTGCGGCAAGTGCAAACCTATGAGCAGAAGTAGCAGAACCACCAACAGCGGCGTTAACAGCAGGAGCACGATAACAAGAATGTATGTGAACAGGAACGCCGTAATGACCTCTTATTTGCTCAAGATGTGTTGCAACCTTCAGCATATTGGCCGTAAGTTCAGGAGGGCAAACGTTGGGCAAACCAAGTCGGGTTGCTGTGTTGGACTGTTGAAGTTCCTCAGAAGTGAAGTGTTCGGTTACTTTCATAGCAAACCCCATATAGTCAGATTTTGCGATACAGTATCCCCACAATTAAGGATTGTCAAGAACTAAATTAGGGTTGAAGGTAGTTCGCTCCGTTTTAATTCTAGTGTCAACGCGAGAATCCATTTCGTTGAAGAAAGTTTCATTTATTTGACGGAGTTCTAAAACAGCGCGTTCAACTTTTGCAGGTATTTGATTTTCTCCGTACAAATACTTCCTGTAGCAGTGTATTGTTAAACCGAGGCATAAAGACATGCTCGTAGCGTCAAGGTTAATTTCTTGCTGTAATTTTTTGAGTTCGTCTGAGGTCATAATTGAGCCCTTTTGGATTTTGAAGTGAGAAATCTTACCTTATAAATTTAAAAAGAAAGGCTCGCACCCCACGGAACGAGCCTTTCATATCCTTCCACAGGCAATTGTTAAATTAAGCAGTTCTGCCTATTCTCGCGCCCTTGATGCCGTCTTTTTCAGCAGCAACCAGCGTGAACTTGCGTGTGTGTTTCATAGCAGGAATGGTGCGTTTTTCGCCGGTCTTCGGCACTGTGATTTCTTTGGTCTTCTGAACACCTGCTTCATCCAGATCAGCAACGTCATACTTTTTCATTGCGCCGGACAGCATGGAAGCCAAGGACTTCTCGGGTTCAGGGTGTTTTTCGGATGCAGGAATAAAGAAGGACTGACCGACTTCAAGAGCATCAATTGGGTACTGCGATGTACGAGTTCCGCCGCCACGTTTACCAGGAGTTACTGTAATGTTTTCAATTTCAAATGTCATTTTTACTTTCCTTTCGGGTTTGGGTTCCGCAACCTTAGTTTCAGCCGAAGCTGTTTGCGATGCAATGCCAACCTGCGTAGCCCTTGTTGCAAACTCACCATCCTCGTTAACCATTTCTTCATTCTGTTCTACGAGACAGTTTTCAATCAAGTACGCTACATCAAACGCCGACTTGTAAAGAAAACTACCTGCTTGAGTCGCTGCCACAATTTCAGGCATCATACCAACCGCTGCTTGTTCCAACTTACTTAGCTTTGCCACTTTCTCTCCCCTTTCTTGTTTGATTTGTGATGCTAATTTGAATTGCGTTGTTCAGGTCGATCAACAATACCCAAGGCTGGCTTGTTGACTACTTAAAGCCTAGCATTAATTGCCCTCAAAGCAACGCAAACTTAATTTTAAATCAAACGATTGTCGGAATCCTACCGAGCGAACTCTACTGAACCATCCAGCGCCGTGATGCGGTTGAGGTCATTTCAGTTCCAATCGTTAAACAACTTCTACCAGACTTACTTTTCAATGTCAAGGAATTTCTGTGAGACTTGCTAAAATTTTATTGGCATAAACTTTTTTGGTCTTTTCACCATTATACGCAGACAATGCCTTTTTCAAATTCCCATTATTATCAGCAAGAAGTTCTTCCAAAATTCGTTCAGATTGTTTTGCCTGTTCAACTGGATCGTGCGAAACCTTACCCCAATGCTTCTGAACTTGAAACGCTCCTTTGCTCTTTCCACCGTCCCCAACTGCTTTGGGATTTCCATTGGATTCACGAATTGCAATTGAAGCCATCAGACGCGGCCTCTTTGTCCCTAGAACAGCCGTAGCCATCCTCTGAGGGTCAGGACTACCCTTTCGCTTAAAAAACTCCGTCATGGCTAAATTTCGAGGGCTGGTGGCGGCATTGCCGTGAGAGGATATGGGTTTCAGTACAGGTTTTGGCTCTTTGTGGGAAAAATCGTGTTCAACAACTATCAAAATTACTACAAACAAAAGCAAGTAAATTACTACGCTACCATACTTAGGTTTGCGTTTCCATCTTTTATTGTACAGCAAATCTGTGTCCAAATTCATGTTTACCTCCGTTTAAGTTTTAGGTCTTATGCCATAACATTACAGTTGTGTCAAGTTAAATATGAAATCAGCACATCTCGCGCCTTTTCCCAACTGTCGCATACACAGAAACCGTAGCCTTCAGCTTGCACATTAGCACCAAATTCAAGCTGCTCTTTTGACGCTTTACCTCCTGGCTTTTTCATCTCTATGAACAGGCCGTGGCAACCTTTTCTAGCTATTGGTAATACTACGTCAGAAACACCCTTTTTGACTCCCGCTGCACGAAACCTACTGCCCACAATCGCAGAACCGCTCTTTTCCTCGTTCTTCACCGAAAACATCATTGAAAGTTCAGGATAAGTTTGACGGCTCAATGCAGCCCAAGCGAACAGGGCGCTCTGGTGAGAATGTTCGCTGTCTTTTGCTAGTTGTGAAGGTTTCATTTAGCACCTACGCAGCCGAGCAAATTAGTTTTAATTCGAGAAGCTGTGCTCATAGCATCCCAATTGTTGCTCCAATAAAAATCAAGATGTTTACTTTCAATTTTATCTTCACCAAGTAAAGACAGATAATTGTTTACTTCGGATTCCCATTCAGTTCTGTTCATTTTAACCTCCACGCGCCAAGCAGTATAAGCAAAACTCCAACGCAAAGTCCGTAAATATTAACGTTTGAATTTGCAGCGAGAGATACGCCTAAGCCAAATTGAATGTAACCGAGATATTTGTTGTCAGGCTCTTTCATTTCGCTTCCTTTCAATGTTTTTAAACAACTCTTCAATTTTAGCTTTCTGTTTGTCAGTGAAACTTGTTTTGGTAAACATTTCAGTAATAAACTTACAAGCCCGCTCATTATCAATTCTACCGTAGTCAACTTCAGTTTTAAGTTTGTTAATCATAACTTTCAAATACGAAGTGTCTTTGCATTCAGGGGCAAACTTCGGTTCTCGATATTGAGTCCAGATGCTCATATCAAGATACCTTGAAAGTGCTATTGTGAATCGACACATTAACTTCGTCATCAAAGAAAGAACCTACATCAATCCAATCAATTTTCATTTCATCAGTCACACCAGCCGCTTCAACTTGCCTTTTAAATTCTTCCCAAGTCATCTTAAACCTCCAAACTTTCCATTAGTTTTAATTAGCTTCAAGCAGCAATCACAATAACTTCGCGGCGAATGCTTGCGACAAAGAAACGTTTTAATACAACCGACTGTTATGCACGTTCGTTTAATTT